ACTGCACTTGCATTAACTCCAGATGGTGATGTAGATATGGCAACAGTAGGAACTTGTGTGTATCCAGATCCATCATTATTAAGGAATATTTCTCTAATATAACCTGTTGGTTGACTTAAAGATGCTACTGCAGTTGCAGTAGTACCAGAACCAATTAGATTAAGTGTAGTAATAAATCCAGTATCTTGTACCTGTGTATCAATTTCTTCAATATCAGTATCAATAACCTCATCCTCATATTCAAATAGTTCACACTTCAATTCAAAAATATAATTCTTACCTAACTGATAGAAAGGTTGCTCATGCTCTACAAACTTAACTTCAAATAACCTACCTCCTAATGGAAAATATATAAGATCTCCTTCACGAGGTCTTGTATCAACATTAATTTCCTCATCTGGTAATGCAGTAAGAAATGCTGCGATAAAATCTTCAAATCTCTCTTTGGATATTGAGACTACTAATTCATCCCGTAGACTCATTCCAAATTTTGTAAGAATATCTCCTTGTCCACCATATCCTTCAAAAGTATTTACATATGCTTCTATTGTGAAATTATCATCAAATTTAGATGCATTCACTTCTTCTATTATAGTTTTTCTATTAACATATTTTCTTGGAATATAAGTTACTTCAACTCCATAAATTTGAAGTTGTTCGTTAATTAGATCTTGAACAAGACGTTGTTCCTGATCGGAGCCTTGGAGAAAAAATGGATTTAATGCCATGACTCACTAACCTATAAAATCATAAGGAGGTAATTCAAACTCTTCTTTCATTCTTTGTCTGAGTTCTTCTATTTCTTTTACTCCATCATCATAAATTTCTCTACCATTAAGTTCGACTCCACCTGCTAGTTTTGTTCCTCTAAATTTCAATAAATTTTGACCCCATTGTTTTTTAATCAATGCAGTAACATACTGTTTTAGGAAAAGATCATTAAACATATTTTCATATACATGTGGATTTATTGCCCTATAACAATCAAGAATTAACCAATTACCATCACTTTCAGATCCCCAATCAATATCCAGATATAATCTATTTTGCCTTTTATTGAATCTTATTTGCTTATCTGTAGTTAATAACATATCAATATCTTCAAGATATGTTTTTGTCATAGCATATTGCATCAATTCCACTGAATTGAAATAATATAGATCATTTAAGAATAATTGATATTTAATACTAAACATTCCACCAGAAATAGAACTAGTATCAAATTTAAATATCTTTTCTACACCAAGAACTTCTTCTGGAACTTGTAAGAAATTAGAAGTTTCATACCAATTAGAAGTTGTAGTTCCATAACCAGCTATAGATGTGGATATACCAGAGGTATTAACAATACCATGACCAGTACCTGTACCACCCATTGTGGTTGTAGTTGTACCGTGTGCTTTTCCTCTATTAATATCTTCTTCAGAAATTCTATACTTAAGATACATTCTTTCAACACCATCAAAATGACGTTCATTGAAATATTGAATACCATCATCAATAGCATCTTCTACCTGCTCATCAGCAACATTAATCTCTAATACTGGAGCACCTAATCTTCTAAGGCAATATTCTTTTAGGCCACCCCTGTTACTTACACTATGTCCTACCATTACTCTGCCTCGATTTTAGTTACTGGTTTCGCCATCTTCTTCGATATCTGCTAATAGATTGTCGTATTTTTCTTGCAATTCTGCTAAATTAGCAAGAAGTTCTTTCTTTTCATCTAAAAAATCTTGTGTAACAGTATGTAATTTTGCTTCAAGTAATACATTTTGATTTGAAATTTGTGAAAGTTTTTGATTATAAAGTTTAATCAAAACATTCACATCAACGTCAGTTTGATTATTTGTCATAATTTATTAGAAAGTTCCTCCATCGAGAGTAGTTGTCCAAGTTGGTGTTCCAGCTGCATTAGTAGTTAGAACATAATTTGAGGTGCTAATACCAGCAGCAGGTGCTACTGTTGAATTTTGCAATCCATTAGCATCAAAGTATACCACACCACTAGTGGCATAATCACCAGATTGATAGTAAATACCTTTAATATCTAGGAAACCTTTTGTTCCACTAACTACACTAGCATTGATAGTTGCATCAGGAATAAATGTCCATTTTTGTGTAGAATCATCATATCCAAAGAAACCACTCTTACTATTACCTACACCAGAACTGGTATTGTAATCAAATGAAATACCACGATCAGTGTTAGTGTCATAAGCATGAGTAACAGTTACTTGAGTAGTAGTAACTATACCTGCAGTAGTTGTTCCGTTAATAAAGACTGTACCAATTCCTGATCCACTAGCTGGTGGAATATATGAATGAACAGTTGTTGTACCTGCACCAGGTAATCCTGTAGCAGTAAGAGTATCATTAGTATTAATACCTACAACAGAATCAAGTACAATTGTTGAAGTACCAGAACCAACTGCTGTCATAACAGTTCTCTTACTGGTTACATCACCAACCTTCATTATAGCATCATTAATTGTTACATTAGTGGAATTAACAGATGTGGTTGTACCATCTACCTGTAAGTCACCTTTAACAATTACTGTACCTTCATTACTTAACCCATCTGGATATGGGTCAATGTACATTATATTACCACCACCAGATTTGGTATGAATAACATTGGATGAAATACCAATATTATCAATTCTCACTCCACCAGTAAAGGTAGAGAATCCAGTAACATTTACAAAATTAAATGTAGAAATACCAGTTACTTTTGCATTTCTTGCAGTGAATTCATCAAATACTAGATCATCTAGTACATATAAGTCACCACCAACATATAAGTCACCACCAGTAGTTGTTATACCACCACCAGATGATAATGTTGTAATACCAACAGTATGGGTCATTCCACCCACATTGAGGTTCTTCTCTATACCAACACCACCCTCAGTAATAACTGATCCTGTATCTTTACTGGTAGATTGTGTAACAATATTAAATCTAACGTCAGCACCAGTAAATGTTAATTGATCTGTACCATTTTCATCATATTCTATCTTAGAATCTGCAGCAGCAGCTCCATCTGCACCACCACCAAATCCGATGAAAGTGTCATCAGGAATCATTACCTCACCCGATCCATTCGGATTAAAGATAATATCACCATCAGTATTACTTGATGATAATGTATTTGAATCTAACGTTAAATTATCTACGTTCCATTGATCAACTTTTCTGTTCTGGTCAAGAATTGCAACAAATCCATTAGCAGCAGTCGTTGGGTTTGTTTGACCTGCGACTAAACCTGGTCCAGTACTTAATAAATCTGTGAAATATCTACCACCAATTACATCAACATCTCCACCTAGACCACCCTGATCTCCAACAAATAATCTATATCCTTTATCACCGTGGGTTCCTACACCATCTGTATACGCTAATTCACCAAAATTCAGAGCAGAAGGAGCAGCCGTTCCTGTAGATCGCTTTACCCTTATAATACTTGCCATGACTAGAAACTACCTCCGTTAATGTCTAAATTTTGAGTTGCTCCTGGAGTTAATTCTAATGTTGCATCCCACTTTCCAGTTGTTCCATTATATACAAGAACCATGCCATTCGTAGCTCCAGCCGCATTAACATCAGATAAACCACCTAATGTCATTGATTGACTTCCTGCAATAGAAGAAACAACCTTTACAGCATTTTGCTGACCGACTCTAACTTTAATATCTGGCATTATTGTGTCACTCCTTTCCTAACAAGAACAGACCCTTCTACCACACTAGTTGTCGTATTACTACTATCAGTTATTAATACATTATAAACATGTCTCCCTGGAGATAAATCTGCAGTTTGAGAAGTAGTAAGTCCTACAGTTACTGTCCCATCATTAACATTTAATACGGCAGCATTCAAATCAGTAAAAGTTGGTGCTGCTGGATGCTTTCTCATCTGTGATCTAACTGTATATCCAGTCAGATTTAAAGCGGAATTTGAACCACTATCTTCTAATGTGAATGTTTGTGAAAACGTAGCACCAGTGTTTATAACAAGGTTACTAACATAAACAGCTGCCATTTAATATAAAATCTGGATCTAAAGTATATTTATACTCCTAACATCCTTTATCCCTAACAATCTCTTTTAACAATCCTTTAATCTCAGCAATGTCTGATTTTATCTCTTCAATTTCATCCCTTTCGGTTCTTTTTTTAGATTTAGTCTTTATGTATTGAGAATATCCAATAGAATCTGTGCTAATAATAGCTCCAGATTCTTCATCTCTATATAAATTTTTATGATCTTTTACAGGGATCATGCTAAAGCAAGAACTCTTAGATCTTGTAATTTAGGTGGATTTGCTTCATCACTTCCACTAAACACAATCTTTATTCTAAATCCAGTAAATTCATCAAGTTCATCAACACTAAATTGATACTCATTAAATTCACCATCTCTACTTGCCCCTACAAAAGCATCTGGTAATCCACTATTACGTGTTACATCGATGATTTCATCACCAAATCCATCACCATCAGTATCTCTTAGATTATCATATCCAGGGAATAACTCATAACCTTGTTCGACTCCACCAGAATCCGTTCTAAGCAATTGATATAAAACCCTAAAGTCAGAACTATCCTTTCTATGAGCACCAACTAAAACCTTCAATGATGTTGCAGGTTGTTTTAATTCAATCATCTTAGAAATATAACAAGCAGCATGAGGATCACCAGTAATCTGATTAGATCTAGGATCTGATGCATAATCATCAACAGGTTTGTTGAGTTTGCTTCTTTCTAAGATAAAGGATATACCTTGCTTAGTATCTAACACTGGAGATGTTTGATTGTTACTTGAAGTAAATCTAATTGAAGCCGTTACAGATCTATTCTTAGGTAAAGCAGATAATCTAGTATTTTCATTAATTTGAGAACAAAGTAATCGTGTAGATGATAATCTATTGTATTCATTAATTTCTACATTCTCATACCCCTGATCCCTGAATGATATTTCAGATCCACCAGCACTTGTACCAGAAACTGTTCTTAATTGAGCATTAACCGTTGTACCTTCACCAGGTGTAATAATATTAAATGATGGGATAATACCATTGAATTGTAAATTTTGTGATGCAAATATATTATTTCCACCAACAGATCTTTCATCAGTAAATGATAGTAATCCATCACCCTGAGTCATAGAATTTGCCACATTACCATTTTGTGATCCACGATCAATTTCTAGATAATATTTGTCAATATCACTAGCATTACTTAAAGTCGCATTACTAGGTAAATTATGATCAGTATTAATACCTGTCAATGAAATACCATTTAATTCATACTTCTTAGAAACAGCACCAATAACATGTTGTCTTGGAAGAGTTCCTTCACAACCTCTTGTTGCAATACCTAATACTCCATTTCCAATACTGTTATAGAACATAATTTCACTTTCAACTCTAACATATCCAGAAGTTGCAGCTTCTCCATTCCATGTTGAGAATGAGGTAGTATCTGCAAATCCTATATTACCTGTTTCACTAATACTAATTGGAGTTGTTGTAAGAATAGGAGGACCATTTGGTTCAATATCAGCCAGAGTAACTAAGTTATTATCTGCTTCCATACCATGATTGTATTGAGTAACCTCAATAACATTACCATTATACAGATCACTTACTACACTAGAAGATGTAATATCAGTATTTGCAGCACCAACTGCAGTTCCTGCATCGTTAAACCAGACTAGATCTTTACCAGTTGTAAATTCTTCACCTTGAACATTCGTCAAGTATAGTGTATCAATCTTACTAGTACCACTAACTGTTATAACACATCCAGCACCTTTTTGAACATTAGAAGTTTGAATTCCAATAGTATCACCAGCCACATATCCACTACCTTCGGTTGTAGTTAAAGTAACACCAGTAATAACACCACCAGTTATACCAGTAACATTAACTAAAGCACCAGATCCACTACCAGTAATAGCATAGGTAGGAACATTATTGGCAGTAGCACCATATCCTTTACCACCATTGGCAATAGATATACTATTAGCTGGTCCACCAGTTTTCTCAATATAACCATAGATTCCTGCTCCATTATCTTCACTAACTTTTCTACCAACATTAAGTTGTGCTTGCATATCACCACTAGTAACTGGAGTAATTCCAACTTTTAATTTTCTTGGTAAAGTTTTAATTGTATTTGGAAGCAATCTTGGTATTACATTATTTCTCTTTCCAAGTGATGGATTGTAGAAATAAGCATTACCTGCATTTGAAGTAAACTCTGCCTTATAAAGTTTAAACTTCATATCTTCAAACTGACTTGGAGACCAAATAGTACCATTTTGAGACTTAAATAAACTTCCTCCCAAGTACTGACGTGTAACCATAACACTCTCAGCATCTGGTAAGGTTGTTGTATTAACTGTTCTTTCACCCATCTTAGCAATCCAAGATTCATAAAGATCAGAAGTTGGTGCAAGAAGTACCAACGCATACTCAGTATCTGGCTCTAACCAAATTGGAGATGGGAATTTAACATTAGTTGCAACTGTTCCATCTGTAGATGTATTAATCTGAGATGGTTCAAGTGTAACTGCTGCAAATTCTTGAACTAATGTAGCTGTTGGTGTTCCCAATTCTACTGTTCTAAGTTCTACTCTTAATTTCTGTGAGGCATCTTTATTCGCCATGAATATGTCAACAGAAGTCAAGAAACATCCAGAATTAACATCGGTAGTAAATGATTGTGCAAGAGGGTCACATCTACGTGGTGGTGGGGGTGGTGGAACAACTCTAACTAAGGTTTGACTGTAAATATCAACTATTCCACTTGTACGGTAAGTAGTTTCACCACTACTAATTAAAAGACTTCCTGGTAATGGTTCAGCATTTGATTCACTTGATGTTAATTTAAATGATCTAGTACCAGTTCTAAATCTTAAGCTTGGGGGTGGAGTTGCTAATGGATTTCTAAACCAGAATGCTCCAAATAAGTCACCAAATGTATCTGCAACTAATTTAACATCAGAAATAGTTGCTTGAGCACCACTTGTTGCACCAATTAATACTGTACCTTTTTCAACATATCCAAAATATTTACCTTGTGCCTCTTCTACTAATGATGCAACATCTACGTTCACAACTGTAGAAGATGCTGCATATGAAGTAGATAAATCAATTGATGTATTATATGGATTGGCATTAAATGTTGTTGTTGGATCTAATGCTGGACCAGTTTTATGATTTGGTTGACATGTTCTAAATGATGCAACAAGTGTTGATCCATTATATGCCTCTATAGTTTCTCCATTACTGAAAATACCAGTATCCATAGAAACTTCCAGTAACTTAGGTACAATATCAATACCACTGGTTCCATCGAAGAATGGGTAGAATTTAGCAACAGGTCTTAATGCATTTGCACTAAATGCAACGTTTCTGGAGCGAATGTGAGTATCTGGTTCACTACCAATTTGAACTGTATCAATGTATTCTCCAACAAATCCACCTCTTTCGCCAGTTACTGTTCTTTCACCACCGTCAACATAAACATTTCTAACCCAAGTATCAGTTGATGGATTTAATTCTATAAATCCAATATATTCAACCATATTAAATGGGTTTACATTCTCAACTCTAGATGCTAATGGTTGTTCAATCCAACCTTTTTCATCATATTTAAGTGTTATTAAATCTCCAGTTTTTTGTAAATTAGAATCTAAAAGATTAAGATTTGATGAGAAATCTGCAGTCTCAGTATTAATATCAGGAGATAGTGCTAATTCAGGTTTAACTGTAAAGAAATCTAGAGGAACACGTAATTCCTTATCATCAGTCTTAATATCAACCTTACAGTCATCATTACCAACATCTACAAATGCATTACTCTTAAAGTCATCTACAAAGAAACCAGTCTTAAATCTAGAAAGACCATCTGCATCTTGTACTTGTAAAGTTTTAGTATCAAGCTCTAAAAGACTTAAAGATGTAGTTATTTCTAAATTCTCAACCCTATCTTCAATCTTACCAATATCTCTCATGGTATATCTTCTATTATCCACTAAAACTACTCTAGCATCGTCTGGATCATAGAGATATGCAGGTAATATGATATTTGCAACATGCATTGAATTATCAATGGTTGCTGGAACTCCTGGTTCCAATGAACCAACTCCTTGAATTATTTCAAACTGACCTCTCTTATCACGAGCAACACCATCTTCATCTAATCCTGGTGTAAGAACTAGTTTATCGATTCTTGGTAGATAGTAACTCATTCCAAGAACAGCACCTTCACCTGGAGCAACTACTAATGTTGGATTAACACCAGCAGTACCAAATAGTCTACTTTGCCATGCAAATGGACTAGAAGTTGCAGTTGATCCCCAATCTTGAACTCTTGGTCTAAAATCAATAGTATCAGATGCTCTTAATCCATCTTTTAAATGAGGTATATCTTGGCCAAATCTTTCATCATCATATGATGCAACAGTATAAACATCTCCAGCATCTCCAGCTGGAACTTGATATTGGTTATAGACTATCAATAATTGGCTAGTAGGAGGGGCAAATGTACTTCTTCTAACTATTCTAGAATAATCATAATACTGCTCTCTTTGACCTTTATCTAAAGTAAACTTATCAGTAATATTTAAATAACTACCTAATGTTGTATTGATTAAATTAGCAATAATATTAGATTCTTGGAATGTAACAGTTTCCCCAATAATAAATTTCTTATCATTCAAATAACCAATTTCTATTTGTGTTGCAGAATCTCTTGATGTTATTTGAGCAACAGCACCACTTGTAGATCCAACAACTCTTTCACCAAGAATAGAATTAGTATTTAATCCCAATCCACCAACAAAAATTAACTTGTCTAGAATAGGTACATTACCATCTAAGGATTCATATATGCCAACAATATTTGCAACATCAGGAACATTTAATGATATTTCTTTATCTTGAACTCTAAGCCCATAAAATTTATTTTCAGTTAATCCATTTGAAACTGTAGATACGCCAACTATTGTCTTATTTACAGACATTCTTTCACTTCTTACATAAACTTTCTGCTTACTTTGAATAGCATCTTTTCTTATTGTCGTATTAACTATAACATCTTTAGATGCTGTACATCCTGTAATAGTTGCTGTTAAACCACCATTAGTTAATGTAAATTGGTCTGATGTTAGATCTTCAATAGTACCATCAGCATCATAATGTATAGAATATCTTTCTGCATCAAATGCACTATAAAATGCACTTGATATTCCACTATCAGCTATATTAAATGATAATACTCCAGTACCACTAGTAGTTTTACCAGTTATTGCCTTTGTTACTAATAATGTAGAACCTGTAAGATTTACATCAGAAACATCATTAAAACCTAATGGTGCATAGAGTCCAGAACTCTCATTATTGAGAATAGTAGGAGTCATAACTCTAAGTCCAGTTGGAGATACTGTAGTTGTAGGTAATCCACCATCAGTAACACCTGTGATGGTACTAACTCCAGCAACAGTCATTGAAAGACCATCTGCTTCAACAGAAACCACTCTGTTAAATGTTTCTAAACCATTATGAGCAGCATCTTGTATTGGATATGAAATAATAGAATCACTTCTAATACCTAAGAAATTCCTACCTGGTGCTGTAACTGCACCAGCTGCTGTTATGGAAATTTCATCACCAGCACCAAATCCTTTAGGAGTTTTTCCTTGTAAAACAGTATCGGCACTAAAATCTTTAGTATAACCACTATATGCTGCTGTAGCTTGATATACAGATTTAATATCTGATACTTCCCAAACTTTTACTGATACGGTACTTCTAGTAACTGATTCATCGTCATTAATTATTATTTGCTCTCCTTCAATAAAAGTACCAGAAGTTTGTGTTACATTAATAGCAGTTCCACCACCACCTGCTCCTACAGAAAATCCAGTTGCACCACTACTTACACCTCTAATATATGAAGTAGCTGGCATTTCTGTATTAGATAATGCTAAATTTACAGTTAAATATTGATAAGTTTGAATATCAAAAAGATATAAATCCCAAGATGTAGATGCATTAGTATATGCTGCATCAGTTACACCAAAAGAATAAACTCTAGCTTTTCCTATTACTGTTGATCCAGTTGGTTTAGCATTAGTAACACCATTCTTTTTCCTATAATTGATTAAATCAATTGTATTAGCATCATTATTAACACCAATAAATGGTGTTCCAAATGCATTATTAACTCTTAATAAATTACCTAAAGTAAAGGAAACATTAGCTCTATCAATAGTTTCCTTATCTCTTGGTTTTGCAACATCTAGTATACTTGTACCATTTCTATTAACTTCCCATCCCTGAACAAATGCTTTACCTGGTGAAACTTTATAACATAAAAGATCATCACTAGGAGTATTACCTTGATCTGTTTTTCTATCTGATGAGAAAGCACCCTCATTAGATATACCATCATTTAATGATTCTGTTGGTTGAATAGTAAATGGTTCTACTGTATAATGACCAGATTCTTTAAATGTTCTTCTGGCAAATTCTTTACCAAGATATGAATATACCGATTGATTCTGTAATTTTTTAATTACTCCTTCATCTATTTTTACTAATTCAATAAATGTTTTATCATCATAATCATTTAATGATTTTTTAATTAAAGTTGTTGATATTTTTAATCTGTCTGCACCTGGTGCTGCATAGTTAGTAAATCCTCTAGCATTATCAAATAATGATGCATCATCTTTAGCACTAATTAACTCTTCTTGAATGTTTAATCCTATTCTATAAGATGGTAAATTCTCATAAGGATCTAAAACAAGAACATCAGCAGCTACATCTACAAAAGTTCCTCTAATAAAATATACACCTTCTCCAATACTTACAGCACTACCAATAGCACATGCATTATCAGCAACCAAAGTAACTACAGTATCTCCAATATTAATAGGGGTATTTCCATATACAAATGCATTCTGAGTTATAAGAACTTCACCATCATCAAGAGTTCTTATAGTATTATCTGGACCAGCATCCAAATAACTAACATAAAGTGTTAAATCTGTAATATCTGTTCCAGATGCAGGTAATGCATATCCATTTACAGAAACAATAATACCTGATGTTTGACCTTTTAATCTTACTCCTTTTAATTGCTCTGCATATAATGCTACTGGTATACCTAAATGATCTGTTTCTATCTTTACTGAATGATAATCTGTATCAACATTAATATTACCAGGAACCACCATTGATCCCTCTTTAAATACATGACTACCAAAAGATTCAACCTGATTCTGCAGCATAGACTGCAGGGTAGTTAATTCTCTAGCCTGTACTGGTTGACCTGGCTTAAATAATACCTTGTAAAAATTATTTGCCTTATCGAAATCATCGTAATAAGGACTTACATTTAAATTAGTCTTTTGTGGCATTTTTCTTTAGAATTCCAGGATGATCTTAACGTCTTCTTTTTGTCGAGTATTTCGAGCAATCGAGGCTCTATTATCTAAGTAGATAATTTCCCCTGATCCTTTATTTATCTCAGGACTAGCAAGTCCATTTGCAAAATTAACACCCAAACTAATAACTTTATTGTTTACGGTTGTAATACCTACATTAAAGTTAGTATCTATAGCACCATTTCCACTAGGGAAATTTACTTGAGATGCTGAAGATTCAAAAGGTATTACCTTACCAGACGTAGATACTCCAACATAATCAGTTTGATCATGAGAAGTAGAGTTATAATAAAGATTTCTATCTTGATAGTATTTAACGACTAAAGTTTCCGAATCATATGATGCAACATACCCTTTAGCAATTCCACCCGCTTGTACTTGTGTAATTAAATTTCCAGCAACAGGAGCAGTTCCAGTAATACTTGAGAATTTAATGGAATTTAATGAAGAGAATTGATTATCTATAAAAGTTGTAGCTGATCCAGCAACTGTTGGATTTTTTACTATACCAATTTGTGAGAACTTAGTGTCTATTGGAAAATCCTTATCTTTATCATCAAATCTGGCATAAATTAAAATCTTATCAGTACCTAATTCTTTGTAAATATCATATCCATGTCCTTTTGTTGGAGGAATAATAGGAATTAGTTTTGCTGATACTGAAGCAGTAGAATTAATCCTACCTAAATCAACAAATCCCCAAGTATAACCTTTACCACCAGAAGATACTATAGCTTTAGTTATTTTTCCACTAACAACATCAAGAACGACTTTACCACCAGTACCATCACCAACAATATCAAATTCTTGACCCAATCCACCAGAATACCCAGATCCTTGATTATCAATATAAATCTTCTTAATTTGATTATTATTTACCGATGAATCGGCATTATCACGAACTGATTGTATCTGAGACTCAGTACTAGTTGCCCATTGATTTGGAACAGTTATATACTCCGTAGAATCAAATTTTATAATATCACTTGGAGAAACGGTAAACAAATACTTCCAAAGATATCCATCTCCACTACTACCTGCAGCAGATGGTTCTAAATCAGTAAATAATGGTTCATCTTGAGATGCATTACCAGTAGTAGTGATTCCAGAGGATCCATTATCAATACAAACATATACATTGTAATTTTTATTCATTACATAGTAGTTTGCATCATAAAGTCTAGTTGCTTGTGTTATTGGAGCAGGATTTGTTCCACTATAATCATGACGATACATTTCATATCGTGTTCCTTGAATCCAATTAGTTCTTCTAATTAATCTACGGATATTAGCAGCACCTACCTTTTTACCAAACATCATAGTATCAGCAGTATGATTTACTATATCAATACTGTCTGTTGGGTTTGGTATATTATCATCCCAATTATTTGTTCTACCAAATCCAACCGTAGATGGATTTGTCAATCCTAGAAATACATAATAAGAATTTGCAGGACTTTCTACAGTCTCTACAAAGTTATTTGCATTTAAAATCCTAAATTGATCTGTTACAATGGCAGCCATATTACTAGCTTTTTCCTATATTTATACTAAGTTAAAGACTCTTTCTCAGAGGACCGTTATTTCGGAGTCCAAATCCTCTTCTTTGGATTGTTGGATATGTTGATAATCCAGATTGTCCATTAGTAAATCCAGTAACTCCCAACCCAATTGGTGGAACTCCTGTTCTAGTAAATCCTGAAAGTTTACCCCATGAGAATTTACCAACTGGACGTGTACCCTGAGTAGATAATCCAACTACAGGAGAATCAGAATGTACATTACAAGTAATAACACCAGCATTAGTATCAAATTCAGATACTAAGTAGATATTATTTAAGAATGTAGTTCCAGTACTAACCACATCATCATCATTGGTATATATGGAAGTTACTCCAGTGCCAATGGTTGTATCACAAATATAAATTGGTTGATTATCTGTCAATGCATAAGCACCACCAACAAAGAATCTAACTGCTAAAGTTGTACCAATACCAACAGAAGTACTAATTCCAGTAATAATACCAGTAGCTCCATTGAAAGTGCTAATCTTAGTGACAATTTCTGATGAAAATGTAGGTGCTTGTGCAATTACTTGTGGTGGATGTGCCTGAGAATATCCAAATCCAGGATTAACTATAGATGATCCTGTAACAACACCATTTGTTAATGAGAGTGTAGCAGTAGCAGTTGATCCAATACCACTTACAGTATTTGTACCATCAGGTACAAATGTAGTTGTCATACCAACTGAGAATGGATTAGCAATTTTAACAGTTACTGACCCACTATATCCACTACCTCCACTAGTAATATCTAATGAAGAAATTGTTCCATTAGTAGCAACTATTGCAGTAAGACCAGCAGCAACTGGATTTGAACCATCCACAATTATTCCACCAGCACTATCAACACTTATACCAGCAGCTGATCCTCCATTTTTTAATGTAGTATTTTCATATAGGAATAATGATCGTGCATTTTGATCAATCCATACAAAGTCATCAGTTGGTTTGAGATCACCAATAATTCTTGCTGTTGGATAAACTTGTCCTTCAATAGAATCTCTTGATTTAGAAACTAAATCACCATTAATTGTTCTATCTGTTTTCTGCTTAATCCAAGATAATGGCTTGTAATTAACATCATCTACACCCTGCTTAGAATATAAATTAGTCTCTATAGTATCTGATGATTGAATATCATAAACAGTTCTAACATCTTGATTTACAGTAGTACTAATACCATTATGCTTGAATATTTGAACACTATCACCCATCTTTAATGTAGGTACTACATCTGTTACTTGCTCAACATCATTTGCATTACCACCATCAATATCTGTACCTTTATAGAAGAATATTGCAATATTATCATCTGCATCTGGTGCTTCAGTGAACACAAATGAAGTTCCACCTTCAAAAGTAAATGCCTCACCAGGTATTTGAAGAATACCATTTACGTAAATCATTAATAATGATTTTGGATCTATTAATGATGATTGAGGATCTAATTCATCAATCTCAAAACTCAATAATTCTCCATTATAGAAAAGTGGGAATCTTGTTCTGCGTCCATTTTGAAGGTTTTTAATAGTATCAATATAGTCAAATTCACCTACATTCCACGAAGCATATGAATCATTAAAGATTTCAAGTATTTCAAGTTCAAAATCATCTCTAATATGTGTTAGTGATCTATCAGTAACAACTCCAACAGGTCTTATAACATCACCAACTTCAAATGAATATCCAGGATTTGTAATTCTAAATGTCTTAACATCAGATAGAGAAAGAGAACTAACAGTTCTTGTTGATGGTAATTGTGCAGCATTATGAGTAAGAACTACATCAGTTACGATTCCGACTAAAGTTGTGATTGCAGATTGAACATTTGCACAATTGCCTGGATCGTATGTAATAGTATCATCAAATACTTGGGTTCTAGTTGTAAGTGCAGTATCAGAGACACCCACATTTACAGTAAATGTATTTCCAGCAGTTGCTGCAATAGCAATATTTGTATTGTGTATAGGATCAGTTGTTCTTGGATAATCATGATTAGTTGCATTATTATCTCTATCACATGTAAATCTTAATGAATTTGTAGTAATTCTGACAAGATTAGATGCCTTTTGGATAGAACCTGTAGAAGAAGATTTAAATGTATGAGCATACTGATTATTTGCTGCAGGTAAACCAACATCAATAGTAAATGTATTGACTGTGGTTGATGCAATAGAAACCCAAGTATCATACTTAGGATCTGATCTTCTAGGATAAGTATGCTCTGTTGCATGATTATCTCTAGCACAAGTAAATGTCAAAGAATTTGGAACAATTTTAACCAAATCTCCTGTATGGAATCCATGTCCATTAAGTGTTAATTTTAAATTACCAGTTGTATGGAAATATTGAGCAGTACTTGGAGTATGTGTAGATGGTGCATGAACTGGATATATGTTATTTGGAACTGTTAATACCAAATCACCAGTTTCTGCATCATAAGTTGCTGTTGTAGGTGTAGTTGCACCAATTGCAACTCCTCCATCATTTCTTATAGAAATACCACCTGCTATAGGAGCACTAACGAAAGTATGATTATATTGTGCTCCAACTTGTGCAGAAACATCTACATTTCTAATGGCTCTATTTGCCATATCAACAGCTTCTCTAAATGCATAGATTACTTGTTGTTCTTCTCCAGTAACAGGTGCTGGAGTCGAATAAACACCATTTACAAATAGATTTGCAGCATCATATGTCTTATCATTACCACCATATCTTAAGTTGTAGGCAACTGCCTCAAGAACATCTACAACATCATCAATACAATCTTGCTCAGTAAATCCAGATGGATAGTTATAGGAAGTAAACTTATCCTTCATTCTTCTTGCAGCAAGATCACCAATAAAGAGTTTGTTCTTTTCTATCAAATCTGCTGCATCAGCAAACTTATTATCAGATCCAATTCCAATAGATGGTCCCATTCCAAGTGTAACAGATAATCCAATACCTGTAAGAGTTGTATTTCCCAATCCACGTCTAAAGACACCCTCTACAGGAAGACTTTCATAAGCTGGTTGAGGTACAATTGGTTTTGGTTTTGTATATCCACTACCAGCATTATTAATAACAAATCCTGTTATTGTTCCACCAGCACCAATATTTGCTGTAATTTGTGCAGCAGTTCCAGTATGTCCACCTGCTTTACCTACATTAACAGAGATTGTATTTGCATCTACTACAGTAATTGCTAAGTTTGCATTACCACCAGCTGGATCAGTTGATCTTGGATAATCATGTCTAGTAAGATGTCCATCTTTAGAACATGTAAATGTTAGTGAATTCTCTACTAATTGTACATTACCACTACTTCTTCCATGACTAGGAATAGTTAAAGTTAATACACCAGTTTCAGATACGTATGTTGCATTTGTGGGTGTAAATGGACCTCCTGTACCTGTTACAGCACCAGGAGCAGCACTAATGAAGGTGTGTGCGTATGCAGGATCAGTTATTCCAATTGCAATAGTTGATGTATTATATCCAGATCCATATGACCAATTGAATGAATTAAGAGCACCAGTTGTTGCAATACCAACAGTACTAATACCACCAGAACCATTAATCTGTACGGTTACAGCAGCACCAACAAGAGGAGCAATACCTAATCCACCTGTAGATCCAACAGAAACAACTACACCACCTCTAGGCAGATTGTTTTGGTTTACATCAGAAGTGCTTATAACTTGAGCTCCACTTACAGCAGAACTAACTCCAGTAAAGGTAATACTTGATATTCCAGAATTCTCAATGAAAGAATAATTATTATCTGGGTTATTATCTGTAGAGGGTTTCTGGAATATACCATTTATAAGTGTAAGAGTACTTCCAGTCTCAATACCAACAGTATTACCTCCACCAACACTTACTCTATAAGTCTGTCCTATTCCAGTAAACGCCTCAGATATGTCATCAAAAATAACGTTTTTACTATAATTATTTCTCAAATATACCATTCCACCAAAATTAGATCTCACAATATCAAGATTAGAATTATCTTTTTTGGTATTGCTACTACCTTTTGGAGAAGATGCAAAGTATACAGTACTTCCAACAATATTAAAATCTCCATTATATAATCTAACTGTAGCATTATGATTATGTGTTGCAGGAGCAGTTCCAACAAATCCTCTTTCTACTTCTATCAAATTTGCAGATCCTGTATTAGTAATAGGACCAAGAGCAGTAGTTCCTAAACCAACAGAAGTAACTTGCATATATTCATTATCAATTTTAATAACATCTTCAGATGTTATTGTTGCAATACCAGTAACTTCAAATATAGTTCTAGAAGTTGATATTGATGCACCATTATTTGTTAAATTAGTAGTTACTGGTGTAAATGCTAATGGAGCTTGGACAACATTATCAATACTCATTAAAGTTTTTTCAGACCTTTTACTCATTTCTAATTCATGAGCATTACCACCACCAACACTTGGGAAAGTGACACCAGTTCCAGAATTAGCATTTGATTCTGTTAATGCAAGTTTAAAGGTGTCTTTAGTTAATCTAATTGCATATACTTCAGTAGGTAAATTAGTCTGAGATGCATGTTGCAAATGAGTACCAGCAATACCTATAAATGTTGAATTTGGTGTGTATACTAATTCTTCACCAGTAGCAAAGAAATGATCATTAATAGTAAATATTCCAGTTACTGGATCTAATACATTAGTGTCTGCTGGATTAAATATCTTTTCAAAAATTGGAACTCTATTATGCTTTAATGGGAAATCTTTCTTATTAATTCTATCTCCATTGAATGCATTAAATCTAAACAAAGATAATCCTTCACGAACAGTTCCATATGTAAGTTCTGGAGCAGTATTTAAATCATCATTTAGGGTATAAACTACTTCACTAAAACGTTGAATTTCTAAAGGTTGTCCATTTACTTCAGAATCTGGTTTAAAATATAATTTAATCTTACCAGAAGCATAATCTGAAGTAAAATGTCCCAATCCACCAGTACTTCCTATTGATAAAATTGGATAACTTGTTGTATGTACCGTATCTTTATTATGTACTGTTAAAAATTGATGAACTGCACTAGTATTTCCAGAGGATACTCTTACAATATTTTTAACCGTAGAACAAACATCAGAACTAATTCCAGTATTGATTGAATAATTAGTACTTGGATTTGCAGCTGCAATATTGTGATATTCAGCATCGTATCTTAAAGATCTTTCAGATCCATCTGATTGTCCAGACTGCTTGAATCTATAAGTTCCAATACCAGCAGAAGTTACACCAAATCCAACAATTTTAGATCTTACAAGTAATTCACTACCAGAAGTAGGGTTCTCATACTGTAATGACAAAACATTTGAAGCTAATTTAGAGGTTATTATTCCTATAGAAGGACTAGCATATCCAATATATTCTGATGTATCTGTATAATACTCAGCAATATATGAATTTGTACCATCATGAGTTACTACAACTTCAACTAAATTCTTTTCATTTGTACTCTTATTAATAACTTCAATAGAAGCAAAGTAAGATTCAACAGCAGTTGTAGCTCTTGAAATTAATTCTGCAGTTGATCCAATACCAACAGTAGCATTTACACCAGTAAGATCAACATATCCAATAGACTGTGTACCAATACCAGGTAAATCATTATTAAATGAATTCTTAACAACCTTTAAATCAAGGTCATCATTGTATATGTCTGTAGGTGTAAATCTTATAGTTCTATTATCAACATTATTAATTGTTGATAAAATACCTAATTTCTCTGAAGAATTTGTTACAGATCCTTTTTCAAGAACAAATGTATTTTCACTATCACCAAATGTAATAAACTCAGTAGATTCAATATCATTAGTGGATGGATTAATAACCTGTACCAAAAATCTTGAATATCCTTCTTCTATTGAAAAATCTACATATGGATATTGTGTACCTGCCTCAGAGAATAATGGACTAATATCATCTATAGTTAATACTCTATTTGTCTTACATAACACATAATTTGCTAATTTTTTACTCTTAAATTCTACAAATTTAGATCTAGTTCCTAAAATATCAACATCTTTCGTCATATCGAAAGAATGTATAGTATCAACTCTATTTTCAACAATAAAATCACTAACTATTGTTGTTGCATTAGTATTTGCAGTAGAACCAACTCCTACTGAAGATGAAATACCAACATCAGCAAAATTCTTAAGACCACTTGTATGAAGAAGCCTATTTACTGGGTTTACTAATTCTTCATATGTTATTGGACTTTTAACTGTATATGATAAATTTTGATAATAATTATTATCAGGTACTACTTGGAAATCTTCATTTAATTTACCAACATCATTACTCCATCCATAATCTTTTCTTAAAGAATAATCAACGTCAAATCTAGCAACATTCTTAACTATTTCATTAACTGTTGCGACAGATCCACTAAGAGCACCTAATATCCTTTCACCAACTTCTAATTCATAGGATCCTTTAATTTTAATTGTATTAGTAATACTTTCTGTTACTTTTAAATCAACTCTTGTATATTGACTATTTGTAAGAACTAAGAGATCTTCACCAAGAAGGAATTTAGTTGGTACTTGGGATGATTTAAATCTAGGATAAGAATTATAATTAACAATAGATCCAAATCCATTTTGTGCTGTTTGAGCAAGTCCGACAATAGATGTACTAATACCAGTTGCTATTCCCGTCATGTTCCATTCTACCTTATCAGCAGCACCAGAACTATCATATCCACTTACAGTAAAGAATTTATACCCATAATCTTCAGAATTAAATCCACTTCCTTGAACATAGGACTGCAAACCTTCAACAAATATCTTATCTCCCGTATTAAAAGGTTGAATACCAAAACCAGTAATAGGTGTAACTAATGTACAAGTTGTAAGACCTGTAGTACCATCATAGTCTAAAGATTTAACAGAAACACCATTAGTATTATTAATAGCAACTATTCTCTGTTCTATAGGAGTCAATCCTTTAGGTTCTTCAATAATATCAACAGAATTGAGTGTAACTCCGTTCATTACTGCTTCTAATATTCCAGTAGAAGCTTGTTTTCCTGTAGTTGGATCTACAATAATTAAATCAGGTTCATTAGTATATCCAGTTCCACCAAAAGTAACATCAATTGCCTTAATAGTGTATGAATTTATTAAAGAAACTTTAGGAGGAACAAATGCTTCTGGTCTAAGAGTTTTATCTGAAGAATATTCAAAACCTGGATCAATAATCCTAACATTACCAATTCTATTAATATTCTTAGATACTGGTAAAATCTCTGCGTTTATTCCTTGTGTAGATCCAATACTTACAAAGTGTGGTAATTGATTATATCCAAATCCACCAAAATTCAACTTAAGACTATCAACACCACCAATATCTGTTGGTGAAGTCGTTGTATACTTTAAATTCTCAGTATCTGTTTGTGTGTATGAAAGTACTTCTGGTACTTCTGGCAATGAGACACTAAACGTAGTTGATCCAACTCCGAATATTGAATATTTTCCAGTATAAGTACTATCAACATAATTAATTTCAGAATTATTAGTTACTTCAGTATCTGCAGTACTAATAAACCCAGATTTCTCTAATGTATAATATACACGAGATGGGTTAGTGGAAGAATAATTGAAATTAGATGACGTTCCAACTCCAACTACACTAAAACTATCTGTACTTCCTGTAGAAACAAATTCATTATTAAAATCTGCATCATGAAAGAACTTTACATTATATCCATTAAGAGAACTATCTGATGTATCAAATGTTAAATCATTATTATTAATTACTGGTATTGGTGGATTAATTAAAGCCAATTCTTGAGAAGATCCACCAGTACTACTAAAGTTTATTACTGTTGGTGGGAAATTAGATACATCATAATGAGTTTCTGCTAATTGAATATTGTCATCATCTACTCTATAAACAAAATATGCAGTATCTTTTGATAAATTTCCTATAGCAGTATTTGCACTATAAAAAACTTTATCTCCTGTTTTAAATCCATGTGCAGCAAGTGTAATTTGATTAGTTGTTGAACTAACATTAGATGCAGCAAATAATACTGGATTTACTAATAAAGTCTCATTCTTATACTTTAATTTAACAGATATTGAAGTACCAATTCCAACAGATTGATCAGAATTTGCAGTGATATGTACAATATCACCATAAGACATACTATGTGGAGTAGTAAGAGTTACTTTTGCATCAATCTTCTGTACTTTTGCTGTTACTTGAGTATAATCAGATTTTATAGAATATTCAAACTCATTAGAACCTTTAGTATGGAAAAATAGACCGTCTGTAGATGTTGTTAATCCAACTTCAGTAGTAACTCCAATATAATCTTTAGATTTTTTAATAACATAAAGAATCTGATCTGAACCAGACATTGGAATACCAAATGCAGTAGCACCAGTATTTGATACTTGTAAAGCCGAAGTACCTTTTGTAAGTATTACTTTTTGATTAGTTTTAAATGGATGATTTGGTAAGTATATGGATTGTGTAGGTGTAGATGCAGTAAATTGCACTTCACCAATAGTATATGGACTTGTAGATCCAATACCAGCTATTGTACCAACACCAAGTGCTTGTGAAGGATTGAAATAAACAATATCATCTACTTTAGATTCAAAATATGGAGATTCTACTGGTAATGTGAAATAACTTGGGATTAAATCAACTAAAGTTGAAGCTGTGTGTGCAGAACCTACAACGCCCCTCTTGACCCTTATTACCTTATTATCATCAAATGTATTAAGTACTAGTAACTTCTCTGTTCCAATGCCTATACTACTACCTACAGAGACATTATCTGGTATATGAGATACATATATGTCAGTTATAATTCCTGCAGTTGCATTTGCAACAATATCTTTTGTTATTACAGTTCTATCTGTAACTATACCAATTGAATGGGTGTCAGTTAATGATTTTATAAAAGTTGATACTCCAGAAATCGTTAAATTATCAGTTTCATTAAATGCATGAGATGTTGAAATATATCCAGATATTTGATTAGGACTATCCCATACCATTACTACATCTTGATAAGTATCAATATTTGTTTGAATATTAAGAATTGATTTACCAGTTATAGTACTAACAGTAGCATTTAATCCACCACCAATTCCACTATTAGTAGTAAATTTAGCAACTTCACCAACTTTATATCCAGTTCCACCTTCAACAATATCAAATGAATCTACAGATCCTTTCTTAACAGATTCTACTAAAGAGATTTGTTCTATTGCTTCATTAGATTCAATTAGATAATCATTATCTGCATATTTGTCTGATACTTTATATGGAAGGGTGTTTCTTATTAAAGATGATGATCCAAAATCAAAATTATTCTGATTTATTAAGAAATTATCACTAACTGGTTCAGATCTATAAGTATCTCCTATGAAATAAGGAAATTCTGGCAAAGTACTAATACTATTAATACCTGCAACATATACATAAGCACCCTGTGGATATTCAGGAGTTTTAGTGAAAATACCATTATTTTCATCCAAATCACCAGAATTATCAAAAGTATAATCTTCTACAAAGAATCCAGGATTAAATCCAATTGGCCTATCACTAACAATTCCACTAGTATTAGTATAACCACTTCTTAAAATTCTTATCGGTGAGTTTCTATCAGATGGATCTGTATGTCCATATGGACCATAAATTGGATTACCGTCATATGCCCATCCAATAATTGGTGAATGATCTGCTCCAGTATCACCAAATTCTACAGAACCAATAGAAGTTGAATATCCAATATATGAATATCCAATTCCCTTATCCGAATCTAATAAACCAGATATATTTCCATCAAAGTTATTAATAGTTAATTTCCTAACATGAGAATCTAAAATAGCATTAGATCCTGCTGCAATAACTTTTATAGATGTATTATTTTGAGTGTAATTAATACCAGGATTAATTATAGTAACATCAGTAATCTTACCATTAGTAATATCTGCTCTTAATTTAGCACCAATACCATCACCAACAACTTCTAATGTAGGAGCAGAACTATATTCTCTTCCACCAAATTGTATATCAATTGCAGTTATAGACCCACTAGTTGTCCCAATACCTATTGCATTATTAGTAATAATTGGTTTTAATGAGGCATCTTTTCCATTTTTAATTGTTATTATTGGTTTTCTTTCAAGATTTAATACAGTACTACCATATCCAGTTCCACCATCATAAACATAAGTATCAATAATAGATCCACGAACAACAGGAACAGCCGTTATTATACCAACTTCACCAGAATACTCAATATCTAAATTAAGTTCTACAGGTGGATATTCAAAATTTTGTAATCCAACCCCATTAGATCCAAATTTAATATAATTTTTTCTTACATAATTTGATGTTATTGTTCCAGCAATTCCAGCATCAGCAAGTTGGAAAGCATGATCATCAACCTTAATAACCTGATATTGATTACTTGTTGTTGTAATTCCAGTTTTTGCTGTTAATCCAGAAATTACCGTACCAGCAGTAGAATATAATATCTTATCACCATCATTAAATCCATGATTTTCAAAATTAACTGTTGATGTAACTGTAGAAATACCTGTTTCACCAACAATTAATTTTCTATTTGTGTATCCTTTACCTGGATTGATTACTTTAAGTGCATATAATGTATCTTTACTTTCATATATTCTAAATTTTTGAGTACCAGTATTTGTAAATGATGTAAATCCAACAGTATTAATACCTGCATTATAGTCAGATTGAGTTGGATATAATTTAATTGTAGAAGAATTAACTATTTTTGGCCAATATTTGTTTCCTGATTGTAAAAATTTATTCTGATTTGCATTATTACTTACTTCACCAATACTAAGAGCACTATTTCCATTACTATTATAAATCAATACTTGTCCATTAGATAAGTTATGCTGACCTATAAAGGTTATTGTATCATCTGTAAGATCAACACCACCACCTCGATTACTCAAACGAGCATCAAAAAATACATCTCTGAATCTTTTAGTTAATACTGGTTCTAATACAGCACCATCACCATTACCACCCGAAATATTAGCAGATAATACACGTTCAATATCATAATCTTGAGGATCTATTAGAATATCTTCAACACTACCACTAATTACTGGTTGAATTTTAGCCGTATTTCCTATACCACCTGTACTGATTGTATCTGCAGCAGATACAACAATATCTGGAAGATTAATTACATCATACCCAGTTCCACCATTTAAAACATCTATATGTGTTATTGGACCATAAAATATATTATCATCAGTTTTATAATTGGCAATTTGAACGCCATTAACTAGCATTCCTGTTGCCCCAGATTCAGTTTTAGTGGATTTTCCAGACTTAATATTAGTTTCTATTGGAAATTTCTTTAATAATCCTTGAGCACTAATTTTTCTATTTTGTTGTTTATTAAGTGTAAATGTATGATTACCAGTAGATGATAATAATTGTATATTTTTTTCTGTACCATCAGCATCTGGTATTATAAAAGATCTAGATGGATATATCTTAATTTGGTTAGGTTGTGATAATATTTTAACATAATAGGTTCCTTCTTCCAATCCATCTATAGGATCTGAATCTGGAGAATAATATACAGCGTCTCCTGTAATAAATGGAACAGGTGCAGGGAAAGATAAAATATTATATCTTAATGTAGTAGTATCTTGATCTTGTAAATATCCAGCCACAACCATATCAGTTGAGGTTGGTATAGTTGTCGATGCAAGAGATACATTTATATCATATGATGGTAATGAATTGGATGCTACGTAAATATTTTTATCATCATCATTATATACATTAGTAATATCTGATGTAAGAATATTTTGACCATAATCAATTTCTATACCAGAACTTGTTGCCTTATTAATTTGTCTTCTAACATCATATTCACTGTTTACTGTCTCTGGTAAAGGAGATATTCCTGGAAGAAGTGTAAAATTATCAATTCTTATAGTTTTATTGGTTGGAACATTACCAATTTTACCTGTTGCAACAACATTTTGCTCCCCACGACGCACAATATCAACATTATCACCTACTTTTAAGCTGGATTTATCTATTTCAGAGTATAAAGTGTATATTGAACCAGACCATTCCTTAATTTGATATCTTGAAGCAGTGTTATAAATCCATGAATTAGCAAGAATTTGCTTTTTAGTTGCATTTATTTCTGGATTTAATATACTCTCACCAAGGTTTTTAACAACAATTTCCTCACCTTCATTTGTTAATTTAATATCAGAAACAGGAACAAATTTTGATATAACTCCCGTTATACGTACCTCAGTTTTTTTAGTCAGATCTCCGTTCTCATATCCAAAATATACTTCATCAGCCCTCAAATCTGAAGTTGTAGTAATTGCAGATCCTACATTAGTACATCCTAAGAATTGATTAATTGTCTTATCTGTGTAAGAAATTGCAGTATTAAGACCAGATATAACAGTTCCTGTTACCCCAAATCCTATTGTAGAGTCTACAGTAATAACAGATGACCCTATAGAAACTGGTCCAATAACCTTTGTCTTACCTGGAATGGTAAATGTACCTTGAATTAGATCTTGATCGTTATATCCAACAAATAAACCTATCTTATAATAAGATTTTGCACCTCTAGTAACAATTTCAACTTCTGATACTGATGCTTGTGTACCAGAATCAGTGGATTTTCTAAGTGTTTGACCAACTAGATTATTAGGGTTGCCTGAAATTTGCTCTGCAAGTACGAGTTCTCGTCTAATAAACTGAGCAGATGATGGTTTAATTAAAAATTGCTCCAAATCAACGATTTTTGGATCAATTCCGTATAAAACATTAAATAAAATCCTAAAAGATTCCTCAGTTCCTTTAGATTGGTATAAGGATCTAGCTTCTTTTATGAAATTTCCAGCATCAAGGCCAGTAACAAATGGAGTATCTTCTAACCCTGGAGTTAATTGTGCCTTGATTTTCTTATAAAATTCTTTTAAGAATAATGCACTTAAATTATGAACAACTGAATTCTGAGCATGTGCAGCAGAATCAGAGTTTGTGAACACCAATTCTCCTGGATTATTTGGTGCATGATATGTGGTAATTCCACTAAATCCACGTTGACAACCAGTAAAGGTATTGGTTGTTATACCAGTATATGTAAAAATTTCACTGTCTACCTTAAATAGACCATATTCACTAGGAAATCCTTTTGTACTTTCAACATTTATTGTAGTATCTGCAGTACCAATACCTACGGAAAGAGTAGTTCCAGAATTAACTATTTTATCGGTAAAATTATCTAATTTTAAATATTCATTTAAATTATCAGTAAGATCAACAGTACCACCTTGAAATTCCTGAGAAATATAATATTGTTTTAAAAAATCAACAGCCTTAGGACTTTCAGATAATACAAACTCAGGAAGCTGATTATCAATAATCTGCTGTATTTTTACCTTCTTATCAAACCCAGTTGTGATCATCCTCTTATTAAATCTCCGTTTGTATAACTTGAAGTAACTTTATAACCAACACCCGATATTTGTTCACCAGAAGTGATGGTGTCTTTAACCATATTTATCGTACTATTAGAAATGTCAAAAACAAGGTATAAATCCTTAAGTCCAAGAACATCATTAGACTCTGGAACTGCTTGAATTTCTATAATATTATTAATTCTGCTCGTTTCTGTTATATTAATAGTTGTTAAAATAACTTCTCCTTTAAAATAATCTACAGTTCCAGCTGATTTAACAACTACTACTTTATCACCAGTTTGTAAATCTTCTCTAACAATAGCAATATCACCCATATTACTACCATCTAAATTCCCATCTAGATCTTTTTTAGGTATATCTGTTAGATAAAGAAGATTGGAGTTTCCAGCAACTTTAAAACCAGTACTCTTAATATTTAATCCTTTTGGATTAATATGGAATTTATTACCGAAACAGAGTTCATATTGGGCAAATGTATTTAAAACTGCCTTTAAATTTCTTCTAATTGTAACTCTAGTAATGTTAGAAGTAATTCCTTTATCAATACCATCAATAATATTCAATACTTTACTATATTTAAATCTACCACCAAACTTATTAATATCATTTGAATCAGCATATGTAGTCAATCCATCCATAACTCTAGTCTTAAGATCACTTGCTTTCTCAACTGCAGCAGTATTGTAGTAAACAAAACTATCAACCTCAACATAAAGTACCTTAAGATCTAATATCTTCTGATTAATACCAGCAAGTGAATATGACTTCAATTTAGTAAGGATTTGTTCCTTATCAAAATCAGATACTGTATCACCATTTTTTGGCTTAATTGTAAGTAGAACTGTACCAAATTGTGGTGGATCTAACTCCTCACCACCCACAACAGAGACTGATTCAGTATTTGGATAGATTGTTTGTATTATTGATTCATAATCTCTTGCTGTAACTGCTCTATATTGTGCAGAATACAGTCTAGGAGCGAAGTATTTAACAGAATCGATTGGTTCAATATCACCACCATTAATAGCACCTTGTACGGTTGTTATGGCAGGAGTAGAGTTTATTGTAAGTAAATTACCTAAAGAATCACTTATACTACCTGTATAAGAGAAATTAGCAGGTCCATTACCCGATTTTCCATTTGTAAGGATATAATCTACAGTAATTTCATTACCATCTTCTAATTTTTTACCAAAAATACCATCACCAAAGAGTAATTCATACTTCTCATCTTGTATCTCTTGTAACAAATATGTCTCAGATGTGTTAGTAATACCTATAATATTGTCAATTTTCTTATATTCTGGTCCAATTCCAACATCTCCTACACCTTTCACGTAAACTACGATAGTAGCAGTGTCAATAAATGGATTATCTAGTACAAATCTCTGGTCTAATGACCCATCTACTGTGAATTGATTCCTTACATATGTACCTTCATAGACTGTAATTGGATCAGTACCAGTACCAAAGGTGGCAATTCCAGTTACACTATCAACATTTGATGTAATACTTTCAGGTATAGAGAATGTATATGTAGTATCTTCTTGAGCACCAACACACACCAGACCTGCCTGTAAGGTCGCTGTAGGAGTAGCAGTGCTTACACCAACCTCAAACGCTATATTTGCTGTAGAAGCAGTCCTAGAACGTGGTACATACCCTATATTTCTTGCTAATGATACTACATTTTCACGTAATACTGCTGAATCCAAAAAGGATTCATTAACAGTCATATTAGAGTTAAATGCAGTAATGTAAGTATTATATGCCAGAGTATCAATTATAACCGACATATTCGACCCTTCATAGTCAAAATCAGTAAAATCTGAGTTTGCACGAAGATAATCTTTTATCGATTCTTTAATTTGATCAAAATCGAGGTTTGTGTACTTGGTAAAAGGCATATTATCTTGTTGCTTCTAGCATAAACGTAAATTCTTGGGTTGGAAAATCTTGTCCTACAATATTAAAAAAGACATCAACTTCAAATTCATTCGTATCTGGCCTTGGTAATACCTCAATACTTACATCATCTATTCTTGGTTCAAAGTTTTGTAGTGTAATCTCTATTTCACGCTGTATTGACGATGCAGTACCATAATCACATAGGTCAAATAACTTAGAACGAACCTCAGAACCTAAGAGAGAATTAAAGAATCTTTCGGTTGGTATTGTTTGTACCAAATTCCTTACAGCCTTCTTAATTGCATTCTCATTTTTAAGGACTAACAGGTCATTAGTCACTGGATGTCTGTCAAAAGATAGACTAATATCTTTAAATGCTCTTGATATCCGAGTAACTGCCATTGAATTAGAGTTTTTCCTGATTTATTTATGTCGGAAATATGAATTAATACTCTATTTATTAAAAAAACGCCTCTTTCGAGACGCTTTCGGGGGTTTTCTTCTATTTTCCCTGCCCTCTAGACTTCTTTCGAGCCGAGTTACGGGAGGTTGCGGCATATTTCGTGTGTTTTCCTTGCCCTTGTCGAGTCTTTTTCGGGGTCGATTCCAACTCAACGGTTCCCCATGTACCTGTTTTTGCTTTTGCCATGTTACTTTTTCTTAGTGACCTTTGCGATTGTGTCTGATGGTAATAGTGCCGTGACTACTATACCTAATAAAACTGAGAGTAATATCTTAGTAGACAGTAATTGTAGCACAAAAATTACTAATGTGCTTATACCAAAGAGTCCCCACTTTTCTTTGACATATTTAATAACCTTTTCAACGGTTAATGATGACTTAGTAGTCATTGTTCTTCTCCTTGTTAATTTTATAAGAGATGTCGTTTGGATGTGGAGTACCTGTCTGATAAAATTCTATCGACAGATCCTCCATAAGATCGAAGTACTCCATTCTAGTCAGAGAATTGAACTTCTCTTTACCATTAATATAAACAGTGTACGTTTCGCCTGACATCTAAATCACCCTTGTTTTCTCGTGACCAACTCTAATACGTGGATCACACCAAATATCAAAGCCTGCTTCCTTAGCATCTAGGCAGAAACTCACATCTTCTCCACACATATCCTGTACTTCACCTGATTCAAAGACTTGCATCTTAGGAGCAAACCAAGGATAAGGCATACCTTCATCTTCAAATACACCTTTCTTGATTAATAACCAACCAAAACCAGTGTAGTCTACAGTGAAAGGCTTCTTACGCTTAGTAATACTTTCAGTAGTTTCATGATTCATAACACCACCAGACTTTCTGAAGTCTTCTTCCTCTAACCAGTGTGCAACAGAAGTAGTTCTTCCATCCTCTGTAACATACCAACCACCAGCAATATCCTTATCCATAAGAACTAATTGCCAGAACTTCTCAGGACTGAATACTATATCACTATCAATCCATAACTGATAATCATAATTAAGTTTTCCATCCCAAGGTAATTGATTAGGTCCACGTAAAACGTTCGCACCAAGACATTTACATCTTGCGAAGTTCACCATAGAACTATAATCCTGTGAAATTTGTATTGAAGCACCACTTTGTACCAAATCAAAACAAAGTTGAACAAAAGATTTCAAGAAGGTATATGATACACCTCTTCCAGGTAGACAGAACACCACTGTCTTACCTTTGATCATTTCTTTTGCCTTGGCATAATCCCACTCTGGTGCTTTTGTAGTAGGAGTCTTTGCTTTAACTGTAAATCCTTTTGCCATGACGTATTGTAATTACCTTTGTATTATACATCAATCTCTTCGTAACGTCAATCCTTTTCTGTGATTATTACTTCCTTTCCGTCTACCTTAAAGTGAACCTCTGTATCTTCATACCAATTCATATCATTGATCACCCATTCAGGTATTTTAACATAAAACTCCCCTGTTATATTATCGACTTCTAGGGGCGAAAAATTTTCTGGGGAATTTTTTTGCATAAGACGGATTATTTTTGAATTTACGGTATATAGAATTTTTTTAAAATCAAAAAAATTTTTATATCGCTTCCGTAACACTTTATAGCTTAGGGGATCCACGAAAATTAACATTTAAGGGGCATAATCACCAACGACTGTCTAATAACGAACGAATGGTGATTAGCCCCTGCTAAGTGTTAATTAAGCAACTACAATCTGTTTTGATTTCTTTTTACTTACACCTGCAAACTTATCATTATTAAAGTTATAATAAGAGAAGAGATTGCGTCTGACTAATTTATAACAACCGTATTCAGTATTCATAACAAAACCCTCTGCAATTATGGGTTGATTGTAGTTAATGAAAGAATCGAAATTACCCTCATGGAAACAATCACTTAGTGCCATACGTTTTATATCCCTAACTATTAACCAGAGTTCAATTAGGTTTGTATCACATAGACCCTCAAATAATTCGGGTTTAATATCATTTTCAGTACGGATCAAATAGTTAAGATTGATCTTTAATTTCTTTGCTTTATTATCATCTACGAACTGAACAGTTTGTGATACTTTCTTTGCCCAATCTATCCACCCTTTAAGATCATAAAAGGCATCTAATTTCTCTCCATAATTAGCACCGTAACCAGGGCGAATATATGCCTTTGGTTGTACATAATGTACGAAGGAATTACTCTCTAATGTATTAGTTAATGGAGAGGCGATTGCATCACGTAAATTATTAGTTTGTGTATGATATTGTGTATGTGGGGCTATTACTAACTTAGCATCAATTTGCTCTGGAAACTTATAAGTTATTGTGTTAGGTCTGTAATTCTTAGCACCACCTAACCCGATGAAATCACCCTGATAAATGTTATTAGTTATGGGCAAATATGAGAGGCAATGATATAATATATGGCGTAAACTTCCAGTGTAATACTTATCAATATCTTCAGTAGATTCGCATATCTTAATTAACTTTTTATTGAACACGGATTTAGTGCCTACAAATTGTCTATTAGTGGCAGGATTACGTCCCCAAACTATACTTGGAGCACCGTCAATCTTAACGCTAAGTATTAATGAAGGCAGTAAAAAAGCATCTAATACTGATAAATTACCAGTTAAGATGCTGTCTTCGGGGTGTTCAATGTGAAGGTTTAAGTTTTTAGTCATAGAAAAAACGAAGGTAAAAAAACTGTTGTAGGTTGATTAAGTCTTTATCAGTCTAGCAATACACACTTCTGAAAGAGTGGCATGTATGCCCCTGATAACCTAACTTAACCCCCCCACTCTTTTATAATACCAATAAAAAACCCCCTGTGGGGGGTTTAGTGGACACTTTCTTAAGTGGTTAGTGCGTCAAGTGTTTCCTGGGGAACTGTGGTAGCATTAACGCCCTGTAACCACTTGTTAATGTGACGGGATGTTGTGACGGACCATTTGGTAGCAGTTCTTACGTATTTTGCCTGATCTGCTAGGTATGCTGCCACGGGTGTTCTGTAAGAGAAAAATACCTGTGTGCCGTTACTGAGTGTGAGTTCAGTTTGGTTTGCTGCAATAGGGCGAAGTTGCATAGATGCTCCTTTTGATTACTTTCTTATAATACCAATAAAAAAACCCCCTGTGGGGGTTCGGTGGTCAGTTTGTGAACTGGTCTACTTAGAGACTAATTTCACTAACTGTGCGTGGTAGGGTTTCACTGCCTCAAATCCTTTGATAAGATCTGAAATCAATTCTTGGATTTCAAAATTGTGGATTTGCCAACGGGTCTGTATATCTTTGATATAACGATCCGTTGAAATAAGACGGGCAGTAGAAGGGCGTTTGAGAGTTGTTTTCTTTGCAACGACCTTGCCACCTTTGAAAGTTGTGACAGTAACACGGGGTGAAACTGGTTTTTTTGCCTTTGCTGGTTTGGTTTCTCTTGGAGCGTCAAGCACTGCCTGAACTTCTTTGATTACCTTATCAACTCTAGCAGATTTGGTTGAAGTCTTACGGGTTCTGGTCTTACGTGCTTTAGGGGCAGTTACAGACTTAGAAGCGGTTGACTTAACAGGCATAGGAATGAGTTCCGATGTTTACTCCCCTATTATAAACATAAAAAAACCCCCGTAGGGGTTTTAGTGGACACTTTGTCAACTGGCTTTAGCAGTCGTTTAGGGGTGATCTGCCACGGTATGCCGTAAACGGTCTCTGTAACTGATCTTCCTGGCGAGCAAACTCACTTAGGAAGTAATCCACTGTGAATTCATTTTCATTACAAAATGTTTCAATTTCAGAGTAGATAGATGCTGGATAGGAATTCATGTGAAAATCAATTGTGTTTACTTTAGGGAAAGAATTCATATTAGGCAAATGATAAGAACGAAGAGAATTAACCATTCAGTTTGTTTCATTTACCAATCAAAGTTTGAATTTTCGATGTAACTTTCTACATCAAATTTGTCATCTTTCATTTCAGGTAAATCAAAGATTTCACCTGGAGAGTCCATTAACTCCTGGAGAATTGTGTCTTCGTAATCATTCATAATTGAGTGAAATTTGGTTGACTATTTAATAATAACAAAAAAATGCCCACTGTGGTGAAACAGTGGACACTTTGTTTACTGGCACATGTCTTGGAATTTCTTCCATGCCATCGCTTCAACTGCGTCAAGTGTGCCAGTTGAAATTCTGCACAGTTCGCTCATCTGATCACCCGTGAGTTTGTTAGACTTCATAAACTCATCAAATGACTCGTCAAAACAAGTTTCATAGAGTGCTTCGTGATGTAGGGTGCTCATAATTGGTTCCTTTACTACTCTTTAATAATACCAATAAAAAAACCCCTTTGGGGCTTTTGTGTGACAGTTTCTTTACTGTCCGTTACGGTACTCACCCATTAGGCATTTACCGTACCAAATTTCAGAGTGTCCGTACTCTTCAGATAAATCGAGGCATAGACCCCAACATTCATCTAAAGTTCTGAAAACTGTGTTTTCATGTGGTGCCGATGCACACACGACAGCATAAGGGAATGCTGGATTGAAAGTGGTATTAGGATTAAACATAAACACATTATACACACAAAACGACCCCTTTTGCAAGGGGTCTTGTGTCAGTTTGTGAATTGTCTAGAATCGGGGGTCGTCGTTTACCCTGATCAGTTCAGAGTTTGGGGGTGCTTGACACAGTGCGGTGTCAAGATCATATGCACTGAATGTGGTTTCCTTTCCATCGGATGTTCTGAAAGTGTAATCAGTGGGGTCTTGAAATTGTCCCATTTAATTATACTCCCAAAATGCGGGTTCGCAAATCTTTTCACATAGGGTGTCATAATCCTCTGAATTAATATCATCGGGGAGACCCAAATCGTTGAAGTATTTAATAATTTCAACGAGTGCAGTTTCTTCTGCTTCAGTGATACTTAGTGTTCGTACAGTTTGTGACATTTAGTGCCTGTGATTTGTGTACAATGTTATAATAACAAAAAATCCCCACGAATGGGGGATTTGTGTGACAGTTTCTCAACTGGTTGAATTGTTTACATTTTCTGAAACATATTGTGGTAAGGTGTTATTACAAATGACCTTGTAATTCCTGGCAAGTCTTCTATTAATACCATCAATCATCTGATCTTTAGTAACAACTTCTTTCTTCATAGTTTCGCCACTAAATGTTAATACCTTGAGAAACTTGTCTGGATTAATAACATCATCCAACCAAGATTTAGTGGGATAAAAGTCAACAACCATGCTTCCAGATTGTAATCTCATAAGGGTGAAATCCGTGGGACAAATGTAATATAAACGATTTCAACCACGAATAGGAAAAATGTGTGCCACTTTGTCAACTGGATTCCAGCCTAAAAAAAATCCAGCTGACCGTGGGACGGTAGCGGAATTGTCACAACATAGGGATTACGATGCCCCTGTGCCGATCTACGAATTGTCATATCTTGTTTATTACTATCTCGAAATTATGTTATAATATTATATTAATTACAAACACCATAAGTTATTAACACATAGTGTGCTATATTGCATGTCTAGTTGTTATACACAATGCTCGTGCAATTAGGCATAATGTATGTAAGCTAGTGCCTGATAGTCTGTACTATCTCGTGCATAATCATCATCTGATGTGTATGTATCTTGTTGCGTGTGCATGTGATACATCTCGTCGAGATAATCATGTGATGACATCTCGTAATCCCACACGAATTCGCAATCGTAATCTTGCATGTTTCTAGTCGAGATTGTTATTTGATTATATGATTATTATACATGAATCTCGTTGAAATGTCAAGTGCAAATCTAGTCGAGATTGTATAATGCTGATAGTATATATGTATTCTAGTCGAGATTGTTACGAAACGTGAACATAAGATCTAGTCGAAATTTTATGTGACTCTGTGTAAAATTTTGCGTCCTGTGTGTTGACAAATCGCCTTCCTCATGGTACGCTCGGTAAGGTCGCATAAGATATGAAGTTTAACAGCGTATAAGAAGCGTATTTAGACAGTAAATAAGACCCTATAACCCTATAAAGATACTATAGGATACTATCCTTATAAAACACGAAGATATATTTATAAAGGTATTTAAAACGTTATTTTTAACATAAATGGTATAAATTGATACAGAATACTTATTACATTACCAACTTACGTCTTTCTATGTCATTCTCATTTAACAGTGCTGATTCACCCCTCCAAATCTCTATAATATGGGCAGGATTATCACTCTCATTTATACCTTTGTGCCATGTATTTACAGGGATGAATATACCTTTATGTTCCTTTAGTTTGTGCTTAATTATATTTGGCTGATTAATACCATTATCCATTATTACATAACATTCTCCTTTTACCACATTCCATGTTTCAGTCCTGTGTTCATGTTTTTGCATTGATAGAGAACTATGAGGATTAATCACTAATTCTTTTACCTTATAACCTTCTCCTTCATACAGTACTCTATAGTATCCCCATGTTCTTATTGTCTTTGGATTACTATACTCATTCAATAGAATACTACTACTATTCTTCTTATCATTTCCTCCTATTCCCCACTTGAATACTACTCTTGCATCACACCAGTACTTATCATGTTCTGGTACATTATCCTTTTCTCTATCTCCACCATTACAGAATATAATAGGACTGTGTTGTATTAACTGTTCTATTGCATCATTACTACTGTCATCATCATCATTAAAGGAAATTACTTCATCGACACATGACAATGATAGAAGGATTTCTTTCCTTTCATCATAGTCCATGAAGTATCTTCCCTTCTTACGGATTAACCATTCATCGGAATTTAATCCTACTACTAAGTGTGTACCATATGCTCTGGCATGTTTAAACAGTGCAATGTGACCACTGTGTATTGGATCAAATCCACCTGTGACTAATACTTTACTCATTTCCACTTATATCATCATATTGTGACCAGTGTTGTACCTCTCTGGTACTTCTTCTTTTTACAAATTTTAATTCGTGCCAATACGTGTCATAGCACAACAGTAGAGTATGAATGTATTTGTGCGGATCATTTTTAGTGTGCTCACAATATGGTTTCGGTCTTATACCAGTCTCTATGGTAATGTACCTTGCAACAGGATTCCACCCTTGTTTGATTCTGAGATCATTATCTACTGGGTCTCCTTTGAAATACACCCATCCTTCATCAGTACTTCCATTCTCATGTTTCCAGATGACATAATCATCTACCTCTGGCTCATAGGGGGTACTTTCCATCTTCATCATGGACTGCACGTAGTCTATCGGTTGGAAGACCTTCTGCCATGTATGCTTCAAGTCTTACTTTTGCATCCTCTCTGGACAATCTTAGATCTCTTTTAGGATCAATGACTTCCCATCCAGTTGTAGTAAATTCCTCTATGCGATAGAGTTTATTTCGTGCCTTCATAATATCTCTCCAAGATTAATTTCGGGAACTGATGTATCTATTTCAGTTATTATACTGTTCTTTTCTTCTATTGTCAATCGGGTCAAAATTTGCGTTAACTCGATTCGGAGATCTGAAAGATTCTTGGAAACAGTAGGAGAATTGAATGATGTACAAACATTCATCAACTCAGTAACCTTCTGTAGTGCAAAAAATGCCTTCTGTCTCTCTGTGACATTTTCATCTAGGATCATAATACCTCACTATTGCATAGGTCGAAATGATAGTGAGAATTAATAGGACTGCCAATACTTGAAAAATCATTGTTCAATACTCCAGTGTGATTTGTCGATACAGGTCTTACACTGTTGGCACTGTAGACCAGACCAACTGAAATGGTAAACCTTACTAATTGATCTGCAATTAGGACACATAATGTGCTTACCCCATTTACCAGCACGTGCATACTTGGTAATTGGTTTGAATTCGATTGTTGTGCTAATCATCATTTTCCTCCTTTACATAACATGGGACACAATCAGGATCTAACCATTTCGTATATTCAAAATCCTCAATGGCTTGGGTTAGTTGCATACCATTATCACATAGATACATGTCACTGTACCTATTGGTATAACTTCCCATCTTTTGAATACGGAAATCAGGTTTTCCATTCTCTAATGTACCTACTTCCACATAACGATATGGAAAGCGTTCCATAATTACAATCATTTAATTACCCTCCCAGTACAGTGCATTAAACTCTGCAATGTTCAAGTACTCATCATCATGTAAACGGTCACTGAATCCACCGTCCTCATCAATGAAAATAAACTCTTCACAAAAATGCTCAACAGATGCAATACCCAAACGTTCAATACATCTGAGCATCTCACCAATTTGGTCATCATTCATCTCACATTGGTCAATACAAAATCCAATGTTCTTTTCAAGTTGTAGTTTGACTTGCTTTTTCATTAGGAAACCTCCTTCATAAGATCGGATACTTGAATGTTCTCTATCAATTCCTCATACAATTCACCATCATCATAAACTGTGATTCTCTCTTCTAATTCATTATCATCAAACTTACTATAATCATCAATCAGTAAATCGGTCACAAACTCAACCAAAGTTTGAGTGTCCATGTTGTCAACCTGTATCTCTACAAATTGTTCGATTAGTTCATCTCTCTGTTCGGATGTAAGAGATCTGATCTTACTGGGTTTGATAATCACCTTTGCATCCAATTCACTATTGGTTGCATTTGGATTTGCGATGAATAGTTTTTTGGTCATGTCAGTAATTGAACCTCATAGTTAATGTTTTTGATGCACCACCCTGTCGCAGTGGTAATTTCTTCAATTAAATCATCCTCATCCTCTGCTTCCCAACATCCAATACTATCTTGAATGATTTGGGATTGTTCATCTAATGTGAGTTGATACTCTTCTGATAAACTATCATTGAAATCAAACTCAATGTCAGTAACTAAGTAAGTCATTAAACCCCCTGAAGTGAAAGTGAATTGTAATGATCCTGTTTGTTGAAAATACAGGTTTTGTAGATCTTAAAGAGTAAATCCATGTTTACTCCTTCCCAATCTGTCCAGTCTGATACATAATCTTCACATGTGAAGTCACCCGTACCATCTATATTCTGTGGGCATGACATAAAATCGAAATCATCATTAACCCAGAATAGTCTTCCAAATGTTTCTGAAGAATACATGATTAAACTCCTCCATGAGATAGTGTGAACTTTGGATTTTCAAGAATAATATCTCTGACTCTCTCTCTGTCTAAACTGTCTCCACCACCCCATGAATAATGTACATACTCAAGATCACCCTTCTCAATCCTGTTAATATACTCAAGGATTGCTTTGCGAGTGATTTTCCTTGTTAATCCTGTAATAGGATAGAGTGGATCTTCATTACCATAGAATGACCAAACATAATCCACAAACTCATCTAAACTGTTCATTAGTGGTCTCCTTTGTTGATTACATTAGTATTATAACCCATATTCGTCCAAGGCGTAACAAAGAATGTGCCACTTCCATAGCTGTCCCAGAACTCCTTGGCAAGGATCTCTTCCATGACGTATGCTTCTTCTTCTCTTAGATCATGGTCTTTCAATCCTTCTATGGTCTGTCTTACATGGACTAACTCATGGCATAGAGTCTCAGCATACCCAGTTGGTACTTGGTCATTATGAATATGAATCAAAAACTCTCCATCCTCATCCACCTGACAGAATCCCAGACCATATTCATCTGTCAGATCAACTTGATTAACTTCTACTACAACATCATTCAACTGTGGATATTTCTTACACATGAAAAGATATATTTCCTCTGTAAGGATCTTACTTTGATCGCAATGCCAGTCTCCAGATGTTAATAACATTAGTCTACCTCCATAGAAAAATCAATAGCAAACTCAGTGGAATTGTCCTCATAATTTGTGATCTTAATCGGACACTGATTTAACCACTCTTGGAACTGTTCATACTGTTCCTCTTGACTCTCTTCTGAAACGTACATTAAACTTCCTCCACTAAATTGATTTCATAGTCCTGAACTCTTTCATAGATTACCTCATACTTGTTTACATCTGCATTAACAAGATCTCTTGCTTGATCTTCATCTTCTGCCTCAACTTCTACAATAAATGTAGTAGTTTCCATGCACTCAACTTGAAATGTTTTCATTTACTTAACCTCCATCCATTTGATAGGGTTCCCCTGAGTCAGTTTCCAGATGAAAACTGATCCTACTTCTTCACTCCAGTTCTTAGCATAGTGTTTTGCACTTCCAAACTCATAGAAACCGATAGAAGTTGCCTTCTCCCAGTTATATGTACTTGTTAATGCCCAGTTGAATGATTCCATTGTGATTAAAATGCAAGTTTGGTTATTGCTAAGTCAATTATATTTACACCCCAGTGCATGAACCAAAAGAATGAAAGGAGAAAAATTAATTTCTCCTTTGCTGTCATGTTTTTTGCCATATTACCTCATGTATAAGTATCCACCTGCCCATCCGCAGTTTTGTGGATTAAGTACATACTCACGCTCTTTAATCACTCTCATATCATATCTTACATACTTTGCTGGAGACTTCCATGATGCTGCCTTGTAAATCTCTCCTGTTTTCTTATCAACAAAAGCATGAACACTTCCATCACGATACTCATTTCTATCTTGGAATGTATCATAATCCTGTTGGATGATCTTATAATACTTCTTACCATTCTGTATTCTAAATCTCATCAACTTAGCAGTTCCATTATCCATTGCATCTAACTGATCCTGAGCATACTTGGATAGTTCTTTCTTACTATCATCACCATTGAAGTATGCACTGTTTCTTTCAATCATTCTTCTGTGATACAACTTGTAGTTCTCTGCAAGTGATTCACATAATTGCTCTGTCCACTCCAACACTCTTGTTTCAAGAGTTTTTGTCTCATACTCAGCACTTGTAAGTGTTGTTGTTTGAAATGCCATAAATGCTCCCTTGATTGTTTACTCTTATATTATAGCAGTAAAAAACCCTCTGTGAAGAGGGCTTGTACCACTTATTCAAGTGTCTATAGATCGGTTCCTCCTGTCTCTACTACCTCTACAATGTCCTCAAGAACTGCTAGGATCTCATTTCCATTGTTAGTAGTGTCCAAAAGGAATTCTGCGAAATTAGGTGACATGACTAAATTAGTGTCGGGTTTACAAAAAAAGTATTGAGAGAGTGGGGCATCGACATAGGTTTCACCTATATGCCCAAATTTACCCTATAGGAATCGCTTACACCTGAACCCCTACTAACACAACTCCTAACCAAAAATGGATGTATGTTGGTTTACAAGGACTTACAACAATAAGAGCGAATCGTTGATGTACGCCTTGTGCTTTTGGGTATAGGAACCACTTATCTCTCAACTTCTATAGTATAGCAGTTTTACGTCATGCTTCAAGGACGGATGTTACAGTTCTTAAGCTGGCACACCAGATGGAATTTCCTTCGGAACTACGTTAGTCTGAAGAACCTCTGTGAAATCCTCATTATACTTCTGATCTATGGCAAAACATTCCCACTGATGATCTAATGTAAAGATGTAAACAAATTCTGCATCATTAGCAGGATTCTCTACATAATCATCAAAGTTTAGATCCAAACGTGGTTCAGTATTGTCTCCTCTGTCATTATAATATTGAACATGAGGTTCTACCTCATTTCTATCCCAATCTGTATCAGAATCACAGCATGAAATGTCTCCACCATCAAGTAACTCTGCAACCTTCTCTCTTGTGTTAAACTTTGCATTTAAAGTAACACCTAGCCATTGAGGATAACCATCCCAATGATGATACACAGATAGAATAGCACCATCCGCAAGTTGTAATCCAATCCTTGATCTTGTTGCCATTTAAAAAAAGGGGGTTAAAAAACACGTGGGATGTTAGTTCTTTCTTCGGTTGCGAACCGAGAGGCACATCCATCTCCTCGTTTTTGTGTGTGGGACTTACAACTTCAAAACTGTCTTTTCAGATGTCTAGGACATCAGCAGTACAAGAGGTCTCCAAACATAAAGAGCAGTTTTCCACAGAATGAATCAAAGATCATCTGATTGTTGCTCACCCCTGCCTTGCGTTTGCCCAATGGTGAGAGAAACAAAAAACGGAGACAGTGCATTACTCTTTCGGTCATGTGTCTGCTTCTGAGTCAGACTAGAAAGAAACCGTCTTTGTTTCCCATGTGCTTATTATAGTGCATCAAGCAATGGATTCCACTCAACCTGTGACTCTTTCTCAAGTGGCACAAGCCCCACTAGCGATTTGTTGAATAATGCTCTACCATCATCATTCAGATCAAATAGTATGTAGTTTCTACCATTCAGTATGGCAGATCTACCTACTGTTCCACTACCAGCACAAGGATCTAATACTGTTGATCCTTCATTACTAAACATGTTCACAATCCTATTCAACAGTGATATAGGTTTCTGTGTAGCATAATCTAACTTCTCTATACCTTGAATCTGTTTAATATCAGTCCATACATCCTTAACAGGAATACCATCCATTTCATCAAAATACTTCTTGACTCTTGGAATACCTGTCTTTGGTGAATATTCAAGTCTATTATCTTCATCTAACATTATCATTCTTTCTTTTGATATATGCCATTGAAGATTATTACCCTTCCATGTATATCTTAAGTTAGGTCTTGATACTACATTAGGTTGTCTATTAACTAATGCACTCGTTTGATATTTCTTATTACGATATGGACAAGTCTTAGCTTTCTTAATAGTTTCAGGATCATATTCTTTATGTTCAGGATTGTAAATTGATTCTTTACCTTTCTGATAAACAATTATACTATCATGGTGACGTTGTAATTGTTTCTTAGACTTGTGATTCCCACCTGAAACCCATACTATCTCGTTCTTAAATCTATTCTCACCAAATATATCATCTAGTACAATTCTAATGTGGTGAGATACTTTTGGTTCAACATGTACTACGATATTACCAACATCACTCAACACTCTATAACATTCTAGTAGTAATGGTCTTATCAATAATTCCCTATAATCACTACTAGATTTAAACTTGTCATCAAAGTGATAAAAGTCTCTTCCAGTACAATAGGGTGGATCAACATAAATGAGATCCACCGAATTAGAATCTACTTGCTTAAGTAGTTCTCTACTGTCACCTATTCTATACTCGTTTAGCATTTTCAAGTGAGAGTACCGTTTCCTTTGCTTTACCTCTATACTTATCCATTATAGCAGCAGGAACATTCTTTAACAATATGTCGGGATGATTAGGATTAACCAACTCATTCACTGGAATAGCAATGACTTCAAATCCATTTGTATTCATAAAGTCAAACTCACTTGTAGGTACTACAAATAATGCAGCATCAAATTCATCTGAACCGTAGGCAACATGACCTGATGCACTCTTAGCACCAGCGTTCTTCTGACTATTTCTACGTGTTGTCTCTAAGAATAGTTTTGGTCTTCCTGATTTCTGCTTACCACCACGATACTTAACTTGATCTCTTACTGTTGCTTCAGTTAATATATCCCATGTGGATTCATTACCATTAGCATCATTCTCTGCACCTTCACTATTGATGCCACACTCTTCTTTCAACCAACGTCTAGCATATCCTTCAGCAACAAACTGAAGAAACTTGCCGATGTCTCTTATATTATTTTCTTGGACTTTCTCTTGATATGCTTCAAGAATCAAGTCCTGTATGCTGTAATTACGCATTGAGGATTAAATGATTTCTATAGGCATTATAATACCTCTCACATAAAAATGCAAGAGGTATGTGAAGCTTTTTAAACTGTCCTATTCGTCGTACACTCTGCACTCAAATGCGTCAGGATGATTATCACAGTAAACTTCTAAGTGTTGATCTTGGTGTCTAGTGTGATAGTCATTAATAGCACCATCATTTGAATCTACCTTATCATCTTTATGATACTCATCATAATTAGCATGAACATCTTTCAGATCTGCTTCTGTGTACTCTAACATTCCATGATTAACATGTTCTTTATGATCTTTAGGATCAAGATATACTTCGTGTTCTAAATCGTGTTTGATTTCAGACATCTAGTAAGACCTCCCTGAGTGGTTCCATTTTAAGGAATTGTTCATCCATATTATAATATAATTTATAGTTTTCTGTCGTCAAATAGTATCCTTTTATGTCATTTCCATCACAATGCCAACCATAGGCATTAAGACGTTCATCAACACCATCTATTCTTAACTTTTTACCACCTGAAAGGTAGTCGTGATATCTTTCGTCTAAGTTAATCATTGCCTCTGGAAGTATGTGTTGGTATTATAACATAAGTGCTATATCTTATCTATAAACTTTATATTTGCTTTATACTACCTACACATTTATTCATCATCTTGCTTTGGCCACCAAAAACCGTCTGCTGTCATCTCGTAACCAGCATCAATCATTTCTTGATATGATTTATGTGCTGTATGTGGATCTTGTTCCATAGCATTATATGAATCTAATGTATATGGTGGTGCTATTCCATCCTCATTAGGATGTAAGTTTGGTGAATCTAACTTAAATCTTTTTTTATCTTCAGATGTTGGTGTATATTCATATCCATACTTCTGCAAGTATTTGTTAAACTCTCTTTCAGGTACTTCACCATTCCAATATTCACTCTCAGTATATTCTTTATCCAAATTGACATCATCAGAATTTCCATTTAACTTAGAATATAATCTCACACTTGTATTAAAACATGCCTTATGATATCTCATGTTATTTCTAACAGTTTCTAAGATAGTATTATATATTTCATCAGAATCACAATCAGACTCTATTGCATCATTCACCCACATTTTTAGGTTTTCGAGAGAATAACTTTTTGGATCAGATTCTTGAGTCATTGTCATACTTAATTGCTTGATCTATAATAACTTGTATCTCTTTACTTGTCAAGTCATTTAAGAATTTCCAATTAGGATCTTGTCTGTCCCATTCAAGAGAAAATGAACCATCTTCATTCTGATTCACTTTTAGACTGTCGTTCATCATCTTTGATTTGTTTTCTAACCTGTTTAGCATAATATACTTCCTGTTCTGTGTACCAGTCAGGGTGTTTCTTGGCTCTCTTTATTAATTTCTTTGCTGCTTTCTTGGTACTCCAATCTGCTGACATATTTACGGATTTGTGATATTCTACTGAATAAGGTATTTATATCTGATTCTAATGTGTATAATTGCTTAGAATAATACATATTCTCTTCAGTCAAATACTCAACTTCATCCTCAAGTATCTCAATCCTAGTCAGTAGTTGATCTCTCATCAACAACATCTCATCATAGAGGTTATTTCTTCTTAAGTTCATCTAATACCTGTGTTGACTTATCTAATTGGTCTAATGCTTCCAACACCTCAGATGTTTCTTCCCAACTCCATTCTTGGTTGTGCTGTTCATTCTTCTTTTCAATCTTATGTGTTTTAGTTGACATTTCTCTTCTGAGTAGTTACATCATACTCTATCACAATCTTTTTAGATTGTCTACCTGTACTATCGTAGGTTGTAAAACTTTGCAGTGTACCACCTAACTCATTTACTCCCATGTGAGTAAATGCTGCTAGTATTTCCTTTTCATTTCTTTTGGTCATGTTAATTTACCTTTAATGAATCCTATGATAATCTGGATGAATGACTTTAAAGAATTACCTTCTAATTGATCGAACATGTGCATGTTTAATCTAAATGCCCAGTTTGCCTCAACAATTATTGCATTTTGTTGTGCTTCTGTCAATGGTAGTTCATCAAGTATGCTACGATACTTAGTCTTGTACTCCTTGGCATTATCTATCTTATCAAACTCATAGAAGTATAATCCTTCACCATTTAAGTTCATTGCCTTTTCAGCAATATTCTTAAGTATCTGTCCACCTGATAGATCACCCAAGTATCTGGTATAATGATGACCAACTAATAGTTCGGGTTCAGTTTTTGCAACCTCATGTATTCTATCAACATATCTCTGACATGCTTCAGTTGGTTGAATCAATGACCTCCACATTGGACCATAATAATATCTCAAATCCCGTTCAAGGCTATTAACTCTCTCTAACTCTGGTAGATATAATTTACCAATAACAGGATCATTCTTAAATATCCTGAAGTCTTCCTCTATTGCAGTATAAACAAAGTATAGGTCAGCAACCAATACTTTATAACTGTCCTTACTAACAACACCACGTAAGAATGATTTTACAAATGCTGTATTCTCTGCTGCTGAATGTGATTTTTTAGTTCCTTCTTTAATCTCTTTTGAAAATGTCATTTCTTTTTCCTGACTGGTACTTCTAGTGTCCATGATGATGATTCCAATTTAACCATATCAAAGTTCTTTTTAAACTCTTTCTCTCTTGCCTTCCTCTCTTTCTCCATTGTTAGTTCAATGGTTTCAATACTTCTCTCACCATAATGAGATTTCTGTGGATGTTGCAAACCCATGTAATCATAGATCGCAGTATCTACCATAAAGTAAAGTGTATCCCAAGTCAAAGTATCTCTCAAGTTAGATGCAATTCTATCTACATCATTTTCATCAAGATACTCACCAGTTGCTACTGCCTTTGAGTAATCTTCATATTGAGTCAAGAGTTTTGCTCTAATCTCTACCAACTTATTAAGGTTGATAGTAATTTTCACATCATCGTCTATAGCCATGATAAGTTACATGTGTCTGTATATTATAAAACCCCTGACACGATGTGTCAAGGGTTGTTGTGATTCTTTAATTACCGTTAAGGTGGATGCGTGTATTTTATCATTTGTTTGTTAAGATTAAACGTGTACTCGTTTTAGATTAAAACCTCCTTACATATACGTTTACAAACATGTTGGTCGTCTTCACAGTCAATTAGACACTCGTAGTATTCTGTGAGTAAATCATCTTGTGAATCTGCATATTCCATATGTTTTGATCCAGCGAGTTGATTAAATGAAATTAAGTTGTGCATAATTGCCTCCAATGAACTACAATAACAAAGAGTTTTAGTGCATCTTGTTATTCCTAATTCTATCACTATTTAGACAAATAGTGTCTGTATTCCCTGATACATTTAACAAAAATTTATGCCTATTAGTAATACTAATACTCTCTTTTCTCTGACATATAATATGCACCCAACGCTCCACTCATTAGAGTTTCACTAATATCACCATTAGGAGTTTCAACTGTAGGTGTTACATAATTATTCTTCTTACCAAATGGTATTGGATCAGCATGTGGATTAGGTATATCTTTAATATACTCAATGACACTATCTCTTAGTGCCATCATTTCATCATAACACCCTTGATTATAAGCACATCCTCTGAGCTTACTGTCAGGTTTATATAATGACTCTAATAATAGAGTCTTACCACGATCCCATTTTTCAATCTCAGTCTCTTTCATTTCTTCCTAGATTCTTTTAGTATGTATGATCTGGCAGAGTCAAAGTTTCTGCAAGTATGTACCCATTCACCATTATGGATGATGGCAAGTTTCTTACCACCCTCCATAGTTGGTATTGCTGCCCATGTTCCATCTTTGGTTACATAACCTTGTTTCTTTTGGATGGCATCTTTATAGAATGTTTGATAATTAGAATTTCGCATTAACACTCACTACTCTGGCAGTTGGGTTCCTTGCAAGTGCAGTCTGTCTTGCCTCATCATAATTTCTGGCATAAACTTCTTCCTTGAAAAGTGTACCAGCAACATAGAGTTGGACTTCACATTTCATAGTGTTCTCCTTTTGATGTACCCATATTATATAATATCCAATATGTTTACGGTGGCTTCTTGTGACACTTCTTCAACTGGATGATATTCTTCAATTCTTTTCTGAATTAGATTACCATAGTCTTCATGTAACTCACACCCTATGTAATCTCTACCTAATGACTTAGCAACCATAGCAGTGGTTCCTGATCCCATGAATGGATCTAATACACAATCACCTTCCTGACTACCTGCCTTGATACATGGTTCAATCAAATCAGGTGGAAATACTGCAAAGTGTGATCCTCTGTATGGTTTATTGGTTATTGACCATACACTTCTCTTATTCTTAGTTGGATATGATTTAGAAAGACCTGAATGTGGTTGTAGTCCTGTTCCTTCATTGTGATACTTACCATTAGTTCTATCTCTGGTTCCCCAGTCCTTTGCTGGTTCCTTTATTGCTTCATTATCATAGAAGTATTTCTTATTCTTACTCAACAGAAAAATATACTCATGTGACTTGGTACATCTATCTCTCACACTCTCAGGCATAGGATTAGGTTTATGCCATATAATATCCTGTCTCAAATACCATCCATCTGCTCTCAATGCAAACGCAAGCATCCAAGGAATACCAATGAGATCCTTCTCTTTGAGTCCATCTAATCTATTACTACGTTTAGGTGAATACTCTGGTAGATCCTGATTATTACTTGCAACAGTCTGTTTAACGTATGCTTTTCCAGGTCTATAGTTATAATAACTATCACCAATGTTTAACCACAATGTACCATCATCAGTCAGAACATCTCTAACACCTCTGAATACCTCTACAAGGTTTTGTATGTACTCTTCAGGTGTATTTTCCTGTCCTATCTGTTTATCCTCATCTCCATAGTTCCTCAGACCGTAGTATGGTGGAGATGTAACACACATTCTGGCAGTCTTTGGTAGAAATGCCGACAGTGTTTCTTTACAGTCACCAAATAATATTGTATCTCTCATTTTGTCTGTTCTGATACTATTGCCTTCAACTTACCATCATCAATGGTAATGTTTATTTGATGTTGTAGATCCTTATCAGTATTCATAAGTCTAATATCTATTGCAGCACCCTTCCCATAACATTGCATGAATAACTTATTACACTTGACCTCCCATCTCTCTGGACTCTCAGCATGTTTATATACAGGATTTGAGTGCTTGTCCTCATATCCCTTCACCCAAGGTGTATTATCATTTAAGTTTAACCAGTTCTTCATGTTGTCCTCCATGCCACATAACATATAAAACCTAATCCTAATAGTATTGCAAAAGGAATAGGAAAGAATGGTAATACCATCATAGCATGAATTACTTGTACAAGCACAATACCATAAAATAGGAACATGATAGTCATGCCTATTTTATTGTGCCTACTTCCACGTTTATATGGGTGACAGCCAATCGGTCCTCTGTCCCATCCATCCACCATGTATTCTTTTGTAGGAATTTCTTTGCTCATTTTCTTACCACACTAATTGCAGGTTCGCCCCTCTCAAATACAGTATCAACTACTGCCTGTACTCTACGTGCTGTACTAATACCAACCTTAGAATACACAGGAATACATACTAACCCATGAGTCTTCTCTTTGCCACCCTTACGAATCACTCTACCGATTGTTTGACTAATGCCAATGTAATCCATAGATCTTAAGAATAAGACTGCTTCAAGTCCTTTTACATTGATCCCTTCTGCTAAGATGCTATGATGTAAAACAACAAACTTCTTATCAGGATCTTGACCCCATGCACTCAGTACATTAAAGAACTCATCTCTGGTTACTTTTTCACCATCAATGACTGCACCAGTCTTGGATGTAATATACATGCAAGTATAACCTCTCCATGCCAGTTCGTCAAGAAACTTGTCATATGATACTAATCCTGTGATCTGTCTGGTAGACTTAGCACATACTAGAATCTTCTTAGTATTGTGGTCATCAATATTATCCATGATCTGATTACATTCTACATCAAATGTAATTTCATCCTTCTGTCTTATGTCACTCTTATATACTTTCACCTTTGGTGGTAGGATGTAACCCTCATCCACTAACTTAGGTGCTGGTACATTACAAATAACCTGACCAAATATATCAGGTTCATTCATACCCACCTTGAATGGTGTTAAACTATGCTTTGGTGTTGCAGTAAAGAAGTATGATCTCTCAGCATACATTGAGAAATACTCTACTGATGGGATAAAGTTTTTCCTAACTGAGTTGTGTGCTTCATCAAAGTATATTGTATCAACATGAGCATAACTCTGTTGTATTCTATGAAGTGAATGATATGTTGTAAAGATGATCTTTCTACCTTTACTGAACTTACACCACTCAGCAATTTCTACTGGTTTAGTAGTGCTGAAATACTTTGTATCACCACTATGAACGTGCATTACCTGAACATATTTGTATTTCTCTCTTATGACTTCCATGAACTCAGAACATAATTGCTCTGCTAATAGGAGACGTGGAGCGACTACAACAATAGTCTTCCAACCCTTATCAAATTCTCTAATAGCATCCTGAATAGCAATAAGAGTCTTACCACCACCTGTAGGTACGATGACTTGTCCCTTAGAATGTCTTGCTAGTGCTTCCAGTGCTTTATTCTGGTGAGGACGTAACTGCATCTATGCTCTATTAATATGAAGATATTATAGCATAAAAAAAGACCCTACATGGGGTCTTGTGACACTTTCGCCACTGGTTGCCTTAAAGTATTATAGAACTTGCCTTGCAACCATACAAAGGTATGTATAACTTTATGATTTTTGACTGTCTTCTACTTTCTGTGCGATCTCATCAAACTTACCGTTCATCCAATCATCACTATGCTCAGACCATGAACCAATAGGACAACTCTCTATTGATATTTTTGCTTTCATTTCTAATGGACATCCACAATGCTTACACATGTGTGGTCCTATATCATACCATTCACATTGCTGACATATCTTCAGTCTCTTTGTTAATACTTCTTCAGATACAAAGAAATCTTGTTGATTAGCTAAGGCATGTTTAATAACATCCCATGTAAATTTTGCCAAATTCTCACCTCTTTTAGGAAGTGACGGATAATCATGTTCAGTAGTCATAATTATATAATCTAGTGTACTATTTAGTACCCTCCTTTGATATTACCTGTAGACCCTGCCACCGCATATCCTGTACCTCGTACTGCTCTACCAGCAGATCCACCACCTCCACCAGCTTGTGGTCCAGGTCCAGTATTTCTTCCATAATCATTAGGTGGAATTATATCATTTCCACCTGCCGTACCAGGTTGACCCCAATCTCCACCTGCTCCACCAATACCACCTGTATTACCTACACTTGCATAAGTAGGACAATTCTTTGGAGTTCCAGCAAGACCATTCATTCCATTAGTTTCTCGATTTTGATTACCACCTTGTCCTAATCCACCATATCCACCAGCACCACCTGGAGCACCTGGTTTTTGTGCTGGATCATCAACAGTACAATAAGCTGCTTTTATACATGTTTTATGACATACAGCTCTCCAACCCCAACAATCACATCCTATACCTGATTGATGACTCGCATAAGTTCCATTACCAACGGTTAAACTATCTCCTACACTATCACCATTACTATCATGTGTTTGCGTGTCATAAATTCTTCCATGTAAGTATCCACCAGGATCATTAATTGTTATTTGATTATTTCCAGCTTCATCTAAGAAGTTTCCACATCCAATATACCATTCACACTGACAATCACCACCTCTTGAGTATGAATACCATTCACCATAACCATTATTAACATTACCTACTGTCACTTTTGGCAACCAACAAGGACCATCTGGACCTTTAGTACCACCGCCTCCACGACCTCCACCGCCTCCTCCTCCAAAGAGTTCGGAATTAGATCTTAACCATACTCCAAAATTATTACTATTGGCAGTACCAGTCATTCTAACTGCATCACCACCAGGTCCACCCTCAGTGATAGAATTTGGCCAATTAAATGCAGAACTAGAAGGAGTCTCACCACCTCTAAGTCCACCAGCACCATGAACAATCGCTGCAATATCTAGTGTGAAATTAACTACTTCTTCATTAATATTAAATGCAGGTTGATTTGGATTGAATGACTCACAATCATGTTTAATATAATACCACTTACGAATATTCTTATTCATATTACTATTCCATGCCAATCCACCAATATTAATAGTGGATGTAGATGTACTAGAAGTCTCTATCATATAATACTTTCTACTATTCTGGAATTGTGATACTTTCCAATTAACAGTAGTTGCAATAGGAGTATTCTCAGTTGAATCAGGAACAACAGGATCCATATTAGTTTTAGATGTTCTCCTTCTTAATTCAGATGCTTTAATAGTTCCTGATGGATTCTTATCTCTAAAAGTATTTCTTAACTGACTAAATTTAACATTAGACATCACTGGAAAATGTACTGTATTAAGTACATCCTTTTGTTCTAAATTATTATTACCACCTGGTGCATATACACAACTACCATCATCAATAGTAGCATTAGGATTATAGTTTGTTGCATTAGGATCGGTACATCCTGAAATTGGACCATAAGTACAACTACCATCATCCACGTTTGCATTTGGATCATAGTTTGTTGCATTAGGATCAGTACATCCTAGAACCTGAGTATTTGGTGTTGGTGTTGGTTGTTGACCAACATTCAATGATGTTTTTAATACAGTACCAGAAGCATTTGTAGCTACAAATGCAACACCACCTGGATTTGCTGGCCATGTATTAGGGAATGAAGTAGCAGAAGTATTGTTAATTCTAACTGTTAATTTACGATTTCCAGCAGGTACTCCATTTTGGAATGAAGATATTAAACTATTACCAAACCCTGAACCTCCAACAGTAATAATATCAGATGTTAAAGGATTACTCGTAGATCCTACTATAACATCATCAATGAGAAATGTTGCTTCACCATCAGCAGCAACTTCTAATATAACTTGTCCACCTTCATGTGTAAACACATAAGTTGTTTCTATTGTCTGACCTACTAATGGATCAGTGGTAGATGGGAACACAGCATAGGTATTCATAAATGATCCCCATGCACCACTAGCAGTTTGTGGGAAAGAATCACTTGATCTAGCAACTATATCTCCAAAGGTTGGTAGTCCATTTCTTGCGTCCTTCAATATCCATGCAACACCACCTGGATTCATATTCCATACAGATCCACCACCAATATTGTTTATAGTGGCAGTAATCCAATGATCTCTATGTGAAGTTGTACTAACTCCAAAATTTGTAGATGTATTATGAGGACCAATAGGTAAAGCACCCGAAGTAATAGTTCCTAATGTTTCCTCTGTATCCCATACAAATGTTGCTCTACCATCACACTGACATTCAAGTGTATAATCTCCAGGTTGTCCAGGAAGATTAAATCTCCAAGTAGCTGTATGATCTTGATCTGGTAATGGATTAGTATTAGAAGGGAACATTGCATAGTCCTTCATAAACTGTGACCAACCTTGAGGATCAGTCAAATACCAACCAGAAGCACCTTCAGAAGCCTTAACCCATGCAGTTTGTGGTGTCCATTTTTCCCAACCAACAAACCAATCTGATGGAGCAAATTCACAACTACCATCATCTACAGTAGCATTTGGATTATAGTTTGACGCATTAGGATTAGTACATCCATAAACAACAGGATCATCATCTGGTATAGTAACAGTAGAAGCATCCCAAAGTACTTTTGGAGTTCCACCCATTAAACTTTCTAAATCTGCCCATCTAATATCTGTTGCCGTATTTGGTTCTTCACCATAATAAAAATCATCTTCAGATTGAACACCACATTTATCATTAATCCAATCTTTTATTTCAGACCATCCCCAAGATCTATTTGATTGTAATTTAGTGGCAATTATACCAGCAGCAGTAGGACATGCTGAACTCGTTCCATCAAAATATCTATCATAAGGAGTTAAACTAAGTCCAGAATAACTATCCTGTCTTTGATAAACTGAACTATTAGTACCAGAAGTTGCAGCAAGAGTTCCATCTCCAGGAGTATAGCAATCAACTGCTTCTCCCATTACACTATAATCTACCTTTCTTTCCTTTCCAGTTGGGGGGTAATGATAATTACCATCATCATCGTGCTGGTCATCTAATGCACCAACATTAATTACTGGATAAACAACTTTACCAGTGTTACTATCAGTATATTTTCCTGCTGCTTGTGGCCATCCCCATCTACTTATAGATCTATAAAAACCATCATAACTAACAGCCTCATTGTATGGTGTACCAGGTCCTTCTGCATTGGTAGAGTAATAGTTGTTGTAATCAGGATGATCCGAATTAACCATTTTTTGATTACTATTACCAGCAGCAACAAGTACAATAACACCTTCTTCAATACATTCATCAGCTGCTGCTGAAGTAGCATCAGGTACTTTTTCTTTTTGACATCTCCCTCCATCTCCTGGTACACCAATATCAGCCAAAAATGCAGGTTTGGAACTAAAAGCTACACCACCACTTCCATCAAGTCCTTGTCTATAATAATACGTTGCAGGAGTGAAGATATGAGATCTAAATCCCCAACTATTACTACAAACTGTTGGATTCTTTGTATTATCTGAAGGTCTATTTGGTTTGTGTTTGTGAAATACATTCACTATTTCCCAATAAGAGTCTTCTCTTATGTTTCCAATTCTATGAGCGTGCCATTTATTAGCATTAAATGCCCATCCCTGTGTTCTACCACATGCTTGTGCCATACATGGAGTACCATGAGTTGCAGTGCTAGTAGGATATGCTGTATTACTACCATTACATCGAGCTCTAGTATAAGTTTGATCGCTTACACTAATACTACCAAAGTCGGGAAAAGTATAACTAAATCCACCGTCAATAATATCATTACCTGGTCTAATTATGGGATCTACATGAGATCTAGCATAATTATTTTGCCACCATCTTCTAGCCCATACCTCTTTAGGAACTATAGTTCCATCCCAACGAGTCTCTAACTTCTCAGGATCATTATTATCAAAAATAGCGTAAAGAAAATAATAACCAGGTTGTCCAGGAGAATTAGGTGTTTGAAAAAATTCTGGGTCAAGGTAGTATGGAGCATCTAATACTAAATCTAGTATATCACATGTACCATTTCCTGGTAAAACATTACCTCCAGTATATAATTGTGGACCATCTCCAGTATTATTACAAAATTCTGGATGACCATACCAAACACCATTATCTCCAACAATTACATCAATATCTTTACCATCACCAATATATTCAATCTTATCCTCAATCACATCAGTAGGTGCTTTACCCTTCCACGGATCAACCTTTGCCGTACTTCTTAATATTTGAAATCCAGATCTATTAGTAGAATAACCACCTAAACTTTGTCCATTATTATGAACTCTATAATTCTTAACATTACTAGAATATCTATCCAAGTATAACAGATCATCTGGAAACGGCTCAAATGAACCTGGATATGCACTTTGATCTATACGAACAAATTTTACTTTTGGGTGATTCCTTAAGGATTCAACTTCAGCATCATCAAGTAAATATACTGCTCTAGTCTTACTAATTTTTTTATCATTAACACATTCAATACTATCCTTTGGAATATTATCTTCTAATGTTCCATCTTCCATTAATACTTTATGAATATGATCCCAATCTTCTGGAGTATGACATCCAACAGCATATTGTTTTTTACCACTACCAGATGGAACTTTTGGTAATGTATCCAAATATTCTTGCCAATACGACCTTCTCTCTTCTTCAGTAAAATCTGGAGATAAAGCTTTATCAAGACTCATAAGTAATACCTAGAATAGATCTTGCCAACCCGTAGGTGTATAGCATTGAAGTTTATTTGTAGTAGAGTTATAAACAACGCCACCAAAGACAGTCTGGAGTCCTACCTGATTTGCTGTTGTTATAACTGGAGGAAGCATATAACCAACAGTTCCAATACCACCAACCATACTAAAGTCAACTACTGCTCTTGTCATAGTAGTACCAATACCAACAAATGATTTAGATGTACCATCAAGATTAATTCCACCATTTCTTATAACAATATCATTGTTATGTACTTGTATTGCTCCTGTACTTCCAATAATATCTGGATTAGGAGCAGTCGTTCCAAATCCTACAGTAGATGAAAATGCTGCATTTCCCTGTACTAACAATTCATTGCCATATAATCCGACAGTATCAGTATTAATACCAATACCACCAAGTAATGCTTTTTTACCTTTACCATCCAAATCTGTTGTTGGAAGAGCAGAAGTAAGACCTACTTTATTGGTTATATTTACATTATAAAATGTAGAAATACCAGAAGTATTATTAAGATTAGTTCCTGTAAGTATAGATGGCCAATTAAATGTACCACTTATAGATCCACGAACATCAAGATTTCCACCAACCCAAGCATTACCTGTAACAGTAGAAGTACCAACCACATGTAATGTATTAGTTGGAACAGTCTGATTAATACCTAACTTACCATCATAAGTAAGAGACATTAACTCATTATTAGTCTGTCCATATTTCCAACCAAATCTACCTGTACTCAAACCAGCAGGTCCATTATGAAGAACCATATTAAGACTACCAGTGTCATTATTAATAACTTCTAGTGTCTTATTAGTACTACCATATCGTATATAACCAACACTACTACCAGCACCAACAGTCTGACCAATACTAACTTGTGCAACACCTGAATCTGCAACAACTTCTATCTTACTTCCATTAGACTTTCTAACTTGGAAGTCAGTTGTTGGAGTTGCAGTTCCTACACCTGCCTGGCCTGTTGCTAATGTTGTAAATGCAGTACCACCAGTTCCAACTTTTACTTGTCCATTCGCATTAACAACACCAGTGAATGTTGATACACCAGATATACTTAGATTAGTTGTATCTAATTGAGATGTTATAGTAACACCAACTCCAGAAGTTGATAATACTTTAGTAGGTGTACTTCCATAATATAATTCAACTGAACCACCTGCATACGCTCTCAAAGCATCTTTAATTGTTCCTGTACGCAGTCTTACATCATTAACAGAATCAAGATATAATGTTCCAGAACTGTTCAATATAGATGAACCAGTATTCCAATCACCTCTAAGTTCTAATAGATTAGTAGATCCAAATAGAACATGAGCATTTCCAGCAAATTTTAAACTATTAGCAGACTTATCCCACTGTGCATTATGTGATGTGCCAATAAATTTTGCATCATCATTAAATGTAGAAATACCAGTTGCATTTAATGTAGATGCTGTTATATCACCAGTAATATCACCAGTTACATTACCAGTGAGATTTCCAGAGAAAGTAGTAGCAGTTACAACACCAGTTGCATTAATATTACCCGTTGAATCTATACCAACACCCGTAGAATTATCAGGATTCTTACCAACTTGGAATTGATAAACTGGATCGGTAGTACCTACACCAACCGAACCTGAATTGTATATTGAAGTAACACCAGCACCTATATTAACATCCGTCCATTGTGAAGTTGGTAGATTAGAAAGAGTAGAACCATCACCTTTAAAACTCGTAGCAGTTATAACACCACTCGAATTCATATTAATACCAGTACCAAGTTTAACTTCAGCAAAAGTTGAAACTCCAGTAACATTTAATTCTGTTGTAGTAACCAGTCCTGCAACAGCAATATTTCCTTTTACATCTAACCTTTCTGTAGGAACTGTAGTACCAATTCCAACCAGATTACCTCTGACGATAAAATCATCGTCATCAACCTGGACACCATCTCTAAAGCTAAAGCTCTTCCTTATATTAGGCATTACTCGATATTTTTAGTTATTTATTAGGATAGTGCATCGACCTTTGCAGACAATTCCTTAATTGCTTCAATTAGCAATGGAACAAGTCTCTTATAGTCAACGGCTTTAAGTTCATTACCTAGACTAGGATCATAACCTTCTGCTTCACTCAAATCTCTTGTTTGAGTAACACCAGGTAATCCAAGTTTTTCAACTTCTTGTGCAATAACACCAGTATCAGTTTGGCCACGCAAATGTTCATAGTTTTTATCATTCCAAGTAAATGTATTACCTGAAATTGATTTAACCTTATCAAGAGCATTAGGAATAACTGTGATATTATCTTTTAATCTTTCATCAGAACTGGAGAAAGCAGTAATGTCACCACCAACGTATAGATCATTATTAATACCAACACCACCAGATACTACAAGAGAACCTGTAGTCTTACTGCTAGAGTTTGTTGTTGCTTTTGCTCTCAACTGTCCATTAGATTCAAGTATATCATCAACTGTTGTAGTTCCACCAGCAGAATCAATCGTTAAATTACCAGTAGAAGTATCAAGTTCATTGGCTCCAGTAAGACCAACTTGGATATTACCAAATGTAGCACCATTACCACCACCAATTTGATTGAATGTGGCAATACCAGCAACATTCAAATCTCCACCAATGTTGACATTCTTAGCAACACCGAGTCCACCTTTAAGTACAAGGCAACCTTCATTAATATTATTGGACTGCTCAGTACCAGCAATCTTCAAGGTACTATTCATAACAGTAGTACCATTCAACCTAACTTCTGAGTTGAATGTAACAGGTCCATCAAACTGAGATAGAATCTTATCAGATGTACCACCCTCAACAATTAATCTGTCTTTAATTACAACTTCATCAAAAATAACACTAAGTTTTGATGGGTCTTGTCCAGTGACAGTAGGAAGAGGAGCATCATATGTTTGTTCTGTACCTGTTGCAGAACTTACTCTCTTATTACCAATAAAGAAATCACCTCTGTTATTCATACCAGTATAGACAACAGCACCACAAGATCTTTCTTGTGCTTGAACTAAGAACTCTTCTCTTTCAGATAGAGTTGTAGTCTGAATCTGTGGTAAACCAGTTGAATAGTTTCCTGGTCCATAACCAAGGTATTCAAATGTATGACCAGAAGCACGAATAATAGATGGTCGTCTAAATTCAACTGCTAATGGATCAATCTTCTTAATCTTTGTTTTATCAACATGATTAGTTCTAGTAGTTCCTAAGTAACCACGAATTACTGTAAGTTCATTATTACCAGAACCACTAAGATTATTACTAACTACCCTTACTATTTCATTGTCAATCTGTAATAAAGATCCAAGTGAGAACTTAGATCTTAAATTAATCTTATCAGCAGCAGTAGGAATATCATTAATAACAATCTTATTACCACTTCCTAATGCTGCACCAAGATCATATGTAGAACCTTGATAGAAAGAGAATCCTCTTGCACCTACACTCTCATTACCTGCATCAGAAATTGCATCAGCAGCAGACATTCCATGAGGTATATAACGAGCAGGAGTTATATTTGTATCAGTTTTAACAGAGAAATTAGAGGCACTTACTTTCTCTTTTACATAAAAATCTCCAAGACTAACATTTGAAGAGTTAAGTAATCTTACTTTACTACCAGATACTAATCCATGAGCTGCGACACCACCACTACCCCAAAATGTAGATATTCCAGTTGTTGCATCAAACTGAGTAACACCTATTGATCCTGCAGGTCCAGTATTGGCAGCATATTGGCCAACAATAATAACAGGATCAGCAGCAGCATGAGCAATAGCAACTTTATTCTTAGCAGGAACGTCTGTAATTCTATATTGTCCACTAGCAGTAGTACCAATACCAGTAATTTCTAGACCATCACCAACATTAGATATAATTTGTTCACCTGAAATAGTATATCTTGCAGCACCATTACCACCACCAACTTTAGTTTGATCAAAATATAATGGAGTTGTAACACTAGCATTATAACCAGAACCTGGGTCAATAATTTCTACATTAGAAATACCACCACCAGCTACAACTACTCTTGCAGTTGAACCATTCCATGCGTTTGTTGCTGGATTTGCTCCACCACTTAATAACTTAACATCCTGATATGTTCCATTATCATAATTTGCACCAGCAGTAACTGTTCCAGTAGCAATACCATTAAAGTTATGATTCTCAGTAAATGTAATAGTACTAATACCAGCAGTATTATCTCTACCAACTGCACTAATCTTCTTACCTACAGCAAAATCAGTTAAGAATTGATCTACACATTCTCTAGTAATACTCTTCTTAAGGTCATTAGTTACAACTTCACCAAGAGGATCTCTTTTTGCATAAGAAACTGCTGCATTTGGGTTGTCGTCTGGATTATCCTTATCTTGTTGTGGATAAAGATCAGTAACATTCTGACCATACTTAAGTTCAGTAAATTCTTCACTAACACCTTGATCTGCTTTTAATACAAATAGATGATATACACCATCCTGAACATTATATTCATATTCACTTATAACTTCAGTTCTATAAACATAGTAATTGGATTGAATATCATTCCTTTCAAATCTTGGTAATGCAAGATCTCTAGTAGTTACATCACTGGTAAATGTTCCAGGATCATGTGTAACTCCTACTATATCAGTTGTTGAATAAGTAAATGTCTTATTATCAGCAGTTGTAGTAACTTTAAATGTACTGTTATATCCACTATTACCAGCACCAATAGTATTATTTGTACTCTTTACATTTACTATTTTAACTAAATCATTAGCCTTTAAATTATGTGGTAATGCAGTTCGTACAGTAACTACATTAGAAGATTCTGTACATGTACTAATAAACCTATGATTTCTCTTATAGGCATAATCAGTTGCATCAATAGTATTATCTGTAAAGTCAGTAGTTGCTTTAGCACCAGTAAAGCTTGAATCCTGAATTACAAAACCTTCATTTGGATTTCTTGCATTGAATGATTCTTTAGGAACAACAACACGCATCTTATAGATCTTATCATCTAATGATCTACCATCCTCTTTTCTTGTTAAGTAAGATACTTCTGTTTTAACATCAACAGCAGGTAATGTATTAATTTTAGTATAAAGATTACTATTAGTACCTACATGAACAAACCAATTATTATTTGCGGAGTCCCACTGAATTGGTGATCCAAGATCACCTGATTCTTTATCATGTACTCTACTTGTAATATAAAGATCCGAACCACCATATACTGTAAGGTCTTTTGAATTATCAGCATTAGTTTTAGATGATGCTAATTTAATACCAGTACCATTTCCTAATCTAATAGCATAATATGTTGTTTCATCTTCTAAATTTTCTGGAAGATCACCAATATCACTATAAATTCTTACACTTTCACCTGTTTGTATAGTGTGTCCACCAACAGCACCAATAGTAAACTCATTATTTGTTGGACCAGATGTAACTTTATATGATTTTTGAGAAGTATCAGTACCTATGGCAACTGTTGCTGAATTCATATCAACATCAAGCATATGCACAGGTGCTTGATAAACAGTTCCATCTATACTTACTGAAACTACTTCATCATTCTTTGCACCAATTCTATATCCTCTTAAAGTAGCTGGTGGTGCATCATCTTTATCATCGTATCCATAGAGATAAAGATGACTTGAAATACCAACACCAGTAGATCTCGTCTTAGCTACGTCAATGGCAATCCAATCAACAGCTTGGTCTGTTTTGGTAATTGCTTTTGGTGTAATAATATTGGTTACAAATGCATTATCATCCTTAGTAAATGCTTTATTCTTGAATCCTTCAGCAGAAAGTGAGATCTGACCAAAGTTGGAGTTAGAGTTTGTAATTGAAGCATCAGATCCAGATTGTATATCAAAATGTTTGTTATAACCAATAGCAAACACAGAAACTATCTGAAGAACAGCATCATTTGTAATCTTAATATGACTTGTTTCCCATCCACTTCTATAAATCGCATTAGGATCTGAATGATAAACAGTATCTGGGTTTAATGAAGATGCTCCTTGAGATAATGCAGATCCTTTTACAACTTGAATTGCAATATTATCATATTGTCTAGAAGATTTATTATACTTAACAAATGCTCTATCATCTTTTTGTAGTGAGACACCAGTAAACTGTGCAACAACCATTGATCTGAAACCAGATGCCTTATGGCCATCTGCTTTCATACCATTCATACCCCATACAGAACGTAAAGAGCAGTTGAATATATATGGAGATGCACCAGATACAGTATCAGTTTCAATTTCTACTGAAGCAGCAGATACGGTAGGTTGAGGTGGTAAATTATCTCGTACAAATGGTAATAAGTAAGTAAACTCAGTAGCACTAACAACACTTTGTACTATAGTAGAAATATTATAATCTAAAGTATCAACACCCTTAACCTTAATAGGTGTTCCTGCATTTAAATTATGATCTGCTGTTGCAGTAACAGTTACAACTGTACCAGGTGTAAATCCATCTCCAGATTTAATATTAGAAATTTGAATAGGATCTGTGGCAAATGCACCAACAATTTCCCACTCAGGTCTTTGCTTGGAAAATCCACCAGAAGCACTAGGGAATTTCTGATCAATATCCCTTGTAGATGCAAGGTTAAATGCGTTTGATAATTTACTATAATATTGATCTAAATCACTTATATCGAATCTCTGAGGAATAGTAACACCATCAGCATATTCAAAACAAGTTAATTTATGGTGAGAGAAAGTAGGTTTGGCTTGGTTATTAGAAGAGAAATCAGATTTATCTGTATATACTAGACTATCTTCACTACCATCAAAGAATGTAAACTGGAAGAAATAACAAGAACCAGTAACTCTGAAAAGAGCAGTTGGTGGAGCTGCACTATCTGAAGCAGTTGGATTTGGTACATATTTTGGTCTAATCTTAGTTTTTCTAAGATCCATACCAACAATAGAAGTACCACGAGGAATTATTACACCACCATGAATACTATTAAACTTATAAAGATCATTATTTTCTTGATTTAAATCAAAATTAGAATCTAATGTTAATGAAAGAATATTTTGTGCGTTCTGAGTATCATCTCCTGCTGGTGTTACTGCTTTTGCTACACCACCTACATCTCTGACTCCATAACCAGGTCTATTATCAACAAAATGTTCTCCAGGATATACAAGTATTGTTGTCTTCTCTACTATATCATTATCATTACCCTTTAAATATGAAAATCTTGCCGATTCAAGCAATGCTCTCTGAATCGTCTTAAACGGTTGTGTTAATGAATTACCCTGATTCGTGATCGCATCAGTTGCATCAAGATCACTCGGATTGACGTAAAGAATACGTCCTTCCGTATTCTTCACAAAATTCTCTAATTTATTAAGAGGCATCTTCTTATAATGGCCAAAATATTTCTATGTTTCTATTTAGTTAGGTAAATTCTTCCTCTTGATAATAGAACTCCATATCAGGTGGTAATTCCTCTGGATTTTCTATTTCAAGAGGAAAAAATTCTGGATGAACTTCTTCTTCTACCAAATAACTAAAAGACTTGTACATATCTAATGGGTCATATGTACGATTTTCATCTGCTATTTTACACAGATCCTCATCCCATAAATGACCGTCTGGTAATTCGTCAAATGTAAATGGCATTTCATTTATTAAGAACATCTTTACGATTTTCTTACCATCATCAAACCAACAGAATCTAGTAGTGATTTTATACATAAAACCCCTGCAGAATTAACGTTATTTAGATATTAAGTTTCAGCACCACCGCCAGTCCTTTGAAGACGGATCCATTCATCCTCTTCTTTCTGAGGATCATCAACTAATCCTTCTTCTTTTAACTTCTTATAATTATAACACCCATCAAATGTAAGTTTTATTTTAGGGTCATTTTGTTTTTTCATGAATGGAAAGTCCAGCGTACTCTATTCGCTCTGGTTCAAGTAACTTAGTCACCACTTCTTTAACATCCATAAATTGCTCAGTTGTTTCGCATGTTATAATTCTCTCCTCACCATCATCAGAGATAATGAGAAAAGATCTATTACATACATCAATAACCGTGCGGTTTACCCAATCATCTTCCATAATCTAACCTCTTACCAGAGCACCATAGCATATGTAGCCAAGTTTGTCAAGACCAACCAGTTATTTCAATCTTTGCTCCAAAGTCTGTTCTACCATAAGTATTAAGATCTCCACAACATGCACCATTATCATGTACTGATAGATGTTGTCTTGTATGAGATGCTATACCAGCACCTCCACCTTGGTCTTCTCCACCACAGTAAATACCAGAAACTCTTCTACTGTGATCATGTGTTCTAAACATATAATACAATCCACCCTTTAAATAATAAGTAGCTGAAGATTGATTTTCACTAAAAGTTGCCCATAGTGTTCCACCAAGATTATTATTATAAATATCAGAATTTCCTTGAAAATTATATCCACCAGTAAAGGGTGTAGATCCACCAGAAGAATTTTGAGGACCATAAAGTCTAATATCTAAAAAATGACCAGAATTATTTTCCCATTTAGTAAATCTTACATTAACTGTTTGAGATGTTGTCCATCCCGTAAGATCAAGATATAAACCATTATGTTGAACATCTGCCTCTAAAGTTGTAGGAAATAATTGATGTGGTTTTCTTATGATTCTTCCAACTTTATGATTGAACCAATCGGCAAATCCAATTTGAACATCATAAGGTAATGTAGTATCTTGAGGAATACTACAAAAATTACCATCAAATCCATTAGTACCATTACAAGGAACTAAACCATTACATTTGTAATATGCATAAGTATTATAACCATTCCACTGATGTCCACCACCTCCAAATTGTTTCTCCATCTCAACCATACTGATTCCTAAATGAGCACTCGATAAAGCATCAGCTGCTGATGTTGGAATCCAACCTCCTACACAACTACCATTTCCACCAGCCATTTACTTACCCTCCAGTTTTTCTAATCTAGATTTAAGATCATCTATAGTACCTTGCTGTTCTTTTATAGCTTCAATCAATAAAGGTACTATTTTTTCATACTGTACTGTCATATATTCTTCATTGCCAGGTGCAGGTTTAATTGCTTCTGGTAATACTTTCTGTACATCTTGAGCAATGACACCTACCTGTACATCATCACAATCATATCCAAGTTCTTTTGCCTTCTCATTCTCCTTATAATATACACCCTTAAGATTCAATACTTTTGATATTGGATTGTCTATTTTACCTATAACATCCTTTAACCTTTCATCAGAGTAGTAAGCAATGACGTTTCCTTGGAATTGTCCTTCTCCATTAGACCTAAGTTTTATTTTCCAAGTTCCACCTTGACTTGCAGAATAAACTGTAACTCCTTCACCAAATCTAAATGCACAAGTATTATCACCAGGATCAACAATATCGCCTTTATTGCTGAGTTTTATTCCAACCCAAGCAGATGCTTGTGTATCAACCCTTAACCATCTTTTTATTTCAAGATCATTAGATGATGGATTATATTTTAATCCATCATCAGTATAAACACTCTCATAATCACCAGGACTATCATTATTACTATTAACAAAAGTTGGAAAAAACCACATGTTGGATTCGTTCTTTGTGGTTTTTATTTCATCAGCTTCAGAAGCAGGTCCAGTACTAGTACCAATAATTTCTTCCCAAGATGATCCATTATAGATCTTTAATGAACCACTACTAGAAGTATCATACCAAATATCACCATTACAAGGTCCACTTGGAGTACTGCTTTGTATAAATCTTCTACCATAAGCATTACTTGCATAGGCAATATTAATTCTTCTAATTCCAGTAGATGGAGTAGTTACTGTAATTGGATTAGAACAACTATATCCAGTTTGCTGTACTTGAATATTACTGAGTCCACCAGTATTTGTTATATCACCCCAAGTCCATGTAGTTCCATTAGATACTGGTACTTGATTATTACTACCATCACTATTCAAACTATCATAAAGATGGCTTATTCTTGCTTTTTCAACAGTAAGTTTATTATCATTTGTGACATAAGTTAAACTATTAGAATCTTGAAGAAGATCTTTAGTACCAGTAGAATTTCCTGCAACAAAAGTAAGATAATGAGTAGTAGCACTATTATTTGTTGTTACTTTAATCTGATCAGCAGATCCACCAGCATTTGCTTGCCATGTCCATCCACCACTTCCATCAGCAACTGGAATATTTGAAGCACCGCCAGTAGAATTACCTGAATCAATTATAGATCCTGGTTTTATCTGACCAAGAGTTAATCTATTAGAAGTTGGTACATATTGGAGGGTACTATCAGTGTATACATCTTCATAAGCAGCAGTGCTATTATTACTATCAACAAATGTTAGGTAATAAGTATTTGTATTGGTCTCTAAAGATTCTGTTCTTATCTTATTTGCATTATCAGCAGTACCAGTAAATTGTCCATTAAAATTATCAGCATAAATGGTTCTCCATCTAAGAGGAGTTGTACCATTACCAATATCATATGTACTATCAGCAGCAGGAACAAAATGTGAGTTAATTCTTGAATTAGTAAAATTAACCGTATCTGCTGTTGATGTGTCACCAAAAGTAGTATCTCCTGAAACTTTTAAGTCCTCAAGATATAATTTTCCAGTATTTGCACCATCATGATTTGGATTGAAATATACTCCATTATTAGTATAAAGATGCTCATATTCAGCAGAACTATTATTACCTCTAACAAATGTTAAATGATGATTTGCATTAGTTGTAATACCAACCGACATTACTTGCTGTGATCTTAATACAGTTGCAGCAGTAAAATTAATTAAAACATTTGAAGCTGATGTAATAACACCTTGACTATTAACAGTAAATTGACCTACATTAGTACTATTACCATAAGTACCAGCAGTTACACCAGAAGATCTTAAAGCTCCATCTAGAACTACATTTGCGGTTCCATCAAATGCTACAGCAGGAGAAAATACATCACCAGCAGCACTACCACCATTAATACTAAAGTTTCGTGCATTTAATAATTTTGTTGCAGTATCAGCATTACCTTGGAAAGCACCATTAAATGTTTGAGCCCATACATTTCTCCATCTTAAATTACTTCCTGTAGTAGTTCCAAGATCATAAGTATAATCAGCTGAAGGTACTATATGACTATCAACTCTTGAAGTGATAGTAAGAAGATCACTAACAGCATTACCAATATCAACATTTCCTCTACATGTTGTTACACCAGTTACTAATAAATGTTGAGTTGTAGTCTGACCATGTACCTCTGCAGTATCAGAGTCCATTTCACCTTCAATCTCAATACCTTGAGTTAAAGTGGTTAATCTAGGATTACCATCATAATATAATATTACCGAACCACCTGACGCAAAATTAGCTAAATTAACTCCACTTTGATTTTGAAGATGTATATTATTACTCTGAACAAAAAGATCACCAGAAATATCTTTTATATAAGATTGAGTACCAGTGCTAGAATGATATATCGCTAATTCTCCAGAATCACCTAAAGTTATTTTTGCATCAGTATCAAATTCAAATGCACTTTCTGAATGATCAAACCAAATATCATGAGCACTATCAAAATGTACATCATTTCTAAATGTAGCAACACCAGTATTGTTTAGATTATTAATAGTTGCAATACCTGTAATATTAATATTTCTACCAGATATTTCATCATATGTTAAATCACCTTGAACATTTAAGTTATTACCTACCCATAAATCACCAACAAATGTACCTACTCCAACAAATGTAGATACACCCGTAACTTTAAAATCACCACCAACATTTAAGTTCTTCTCAATACCAACACCACCTTCAACTATAACTGAACCACTATCCTTATTATTTGATTGAGTAGCATCATTTACATAAAGAACATCATTAATTTGTAATGTTCCTGCAGATGAATCTAATATAAGATTTCCAGTATTACTTGATATTGTATTCGTATCAAGTTTAATATTACCAACTGTGGTTATACCACTAACATAGAGATTATTTAAAATATCAACCTGATTTCTAAATGTTGATATTCCAGTAATATCCATGAAATCAGCATCTAGAGTTCCTGTAATATCAACTCCTCGAAGAGTAGTAATTAACCTCTGATTATTATTAAAATATAATCTTGCAGCTCCTCCAGCAGTATATTGGAATCCTTTATCATTACTATTAGTATTACCACCAATCTCTACAACACTACCAGAAATATTAAGTTGCCCTACTCCAGAATCATGAATGAAACTATTTGATCCTGAATGATATAATGAAAGATCATTTTGATGTCCAAAATGTAATACATCACTATCACCAAAGTGAGCATTACTAGCAAAATATACATTTGATGTGCAAGTTACAATACCTTGGAATGTAGAAACACCAATAACTTCTAATGTTTGTGTTTCTAATTGTTTTGTAATATCTACATCACCATCAATATTAACATCTCCTATTACATCTAACCTTACTTTTGGTTGGGTACTTCCAATACCTACTCGACCATTAGAAGAAATATATACAAATTCAGTAGCACCAGCCGTTAATCCAGAAGCACCATGATACTGTACTTGTGATATTGTTCCACCAGCACCAGTTACAGCAGCACTCTGATTTATCCATGTAATATTATTTGCATTTCCACCACTAACTAATATATCTGCTGGATTTCCTTTAAAATTATTACTATCATAAAATGCACCACGTACCCTTACATTACCATTAACATCTAGTTTTTGTGTAGGATTTGTAGTTCCTATACCAACCGATCCAATTCCAGTATTTACTTTAAGACGTGAACCATTTATACCTACATTCAATCCACCATCCATTGATAATGAATTACTTACTTGATTATAACTAAAAGCATTTTCTGCTGTAAATTCATAATCATCACCAACATACAATACATCTCCAGGATCTCCTGGTGGTGATACTCTTATTGTTGCTGCAACTCCTAAAGGAACTGCTTGAGCACTTACACCTGCACCAATAAAATTAAGTTGTGTAATACTACTAAGAGTACCAACAAGAGTTCCCTCATCAAATACACTAATAGATCCAGGAATTAGACCACCTTCAATCGGAACCCAGAATCTTTCACCTGGATGTGATAAAAGTGATACTATCTGAAATCTAGTACCAGCTGGAATATTTGGTGATCCACTAAGACCTGGAGGATCTCCTATATTCGGTTCTGCTTGATCAAGACCAAGATATTTAAATCTATCCTCAGATAATTGATCTTGAGGAGTTCTCTTTACTCTTCCACTAAGATACTTTGCCATATTATATTACGCTGAGCTATTTTCTAGAATACTTCCGATAAACTCTAATTGTAGTGGAGCAACTTGTCCACCAGCCGTAGTCATACCAACATTCACTGTAATTGAATTAGTTGTAGTAGCACTAGGAATTAATGCTGTGCCAGAAGCAGGATCGGTGGATCTTGGATATGCATGTTCTGATCCATTATTATCCATAGTACATGTAAAGATTAATGATTCATTTGCAATCGTAACTGTACTACCAGCAGCTCTTCTCATACCATTAGTAACAGCAGATTGCCAAGCATGGGTATAATCACCACCACTGCTAATTACTGCTCTAGTAAGACATCCACTAACTGCACTAACAAATGTATGAGCACTTGTATTTGTAGATGGTACAGTATCTAATATCTTCATAGTAAAAGTATTTGTAGTTACATTAGAGACAGGCAACCATCTACCACTAGCATAATCTGTTGTTCTTGGATATGTATGATTTGATGCATTACTATCCTGAGCACAAGTAAATGTTAATGAATTATCTGCAATTTTAATCTGCTCTCCATTAACAAATCCATGACCATTAACAGTAAAGGTCATTATACCAGTATTTGGATTATATGTAACAGCACTTGGTGTATATGTATTATTTGCATTTACAAATGTATGTGCAGAAGTATTACTTGGAGATGTTCCCTGTAATGCATTAAGAGTAATTGTATTAGAAGTTACTGCGGTAATTGCAACAGCAGTATTATATGTTGGATCATTGCCGTTAGATCTTGGATATTTCTTCTGAGCACTATTACCATCTTGAGCACAAGTAAAGACTAATGATTCTTTTGCAATCTTAACCCTCTGACCCACAGAAAGACTATGACTACCGATTGTCAATACTAAATTACCATTAGCAGGAGTGTACGTAGCATCAGATACGCTATGTCCTATAATAGGTGATGCACCGACATTAATACTAAACGTATTTGTATCTTTAGCTAATATTTGTCTCCATGAATTACTTGCAGGATCCGTTGACCTTGGATAAGTATGATTTGTGTTATTACCATCCATACTACATTTGAATGTCAATGCATTATCATCAAACTTAACTAGATTACCAACAGCAAATCCATGACCGTTAAGAGTACAAGTCATAATACCCACACGAGCATCATAAACTGCACCAGTTATTGTATGTTGAGTAGATGCAGCTACAAGACCATGATTAGGTATTTGCATAACTAAATCACCTGTCTTTGGATTATATGTTGTTCCACTTACAGGACTGAATACTACCCCAGTATTTGCCGTTACTGCACCAGGTTTTGCTCTCTTAAATGTATGAATTGCAGGTTCATATGTATGTGGATATCCTTTAGCATTGCCAAGAAAAGCAGTATATGTTTTTGATGTTCCAACACTATCTACAATTTGATCAACAACATATGACTGTTGAGGATCTGGGAAAATAGTTGTAGTAATTCCAGTTCCACTAGGGCAGGTAAATGCTATACCAGCCATAGTAATTTGATCATTTGGACTGAAACCATGAACACCCATAGTGGTCACAGTTGCAACACCAGATGGTTCATCATATGCAACATTACTTATCGTAGTAACACCTGTTTGTGATCCTCGAATGAATAATCTATCTAAAGTAAGTGCTGTTTTTTCTAGTATTAATCTACCATCAATTAATATGACAGCATCATTTGGTGGAATCTCTACATCCTTTATTATTCTTATATCTCTCTTATTTCCTGTACTTCTTGACTCTCTTCTGTGTATGAAACTTATAGTAGGATATGTTGTACCTATACCAACATTAGAAACCTGTGCATACAGCAAAATTGCAGATGTTCCTGTAGGTACTTCATATAGTAACTGCTCTCCTGGATGAACAGGAACAGCTACTGATAAAAACTTATTGACTGGTGCAATTGCCATATTATCTCAACGCTAGTATTAAGGGGGTTAATTGTGCTTGAATTGCTCTATTGAAATCTCTTCCTCGGATTGTGGATGTAGTTTGATCAATTACCAATCCTTGACCAATTCTAAAGTTTCCTTTTTGATCCGTACTGGTAAATGGTACTTGTCCACCATCAATAGCGACAATTTCATTTGCAGGAATTGGCTCACCACCTTGGAAGGGGTTTGCAGTATTTAGGTCAGTACCAGCTCCAATATATTCAAAGGAATGAGAACTGGTAATGATCCTACTAATTCTCTTAAATTCAGCAGTTGATCCTACAGAAACAGCATAAGGAATAAATTCATTAAATGTTACTGTAGATAATCCAGCATTAGGAGCAGTAGATGGTTCTGTTGCTTCACTTACAGTATAATAGATAGGATCCATAACTGCTTCCAATACAGCATTACCACCACCAGAAACTGAAAGAGTAACAATTTGTTCATTTGTTCCATTACCAGTAGGTAAGAAATTTCTTCCACTAGCAATTATATCAACTGATGTGATTGTTCCTGCTGCACTTACATTAGCAGAAAATTCTGCTCTAATTCCTTCTGGTCCTTGAGGTACAGATGCAATAATATTTGGTGGTGCTCCTGAATTATAATCACCATCATTACCACCATTAACAACTTTAACACTTCTAACTAAATTAAAAGGTGCTGTTGTAACTCCTGTAGCAGTAGTATCATTATAATCATCCAAATCAACTTTAAAGAATGCAGCTTGACCATCAAATGGCTTTCTTATGTTATTCAATGTATCTCTTACACCTAAAACAGCATAACTATCAGTTCCAGCAACACCTGTAGCACTAACAGATCCCGTAAATTCAGTAGATCCTACACCCACAGCCTTTAATCCAAAATTACCGAATGATGAGTTAGAGTTTGTTAAATCACACTGTCCACCAGTATCAGCATATATGGCAACATCACAACCAATAGTAAATATTGAAACTAACTGAGCATATGCATTATTAGTAAGTGATACACCAACACCATTCTGATTATATTGAGTAAATGAATCACATACCATACTCTTAATATCTTGCCCTAAGTTGTTTGTTCCTGTAAATGCAGCATTAACACTATTACCATCAATCTTCATACCAACACTACCACTCATAAAATTAGTACAGTTTCTTACATAAGGACTCTTATATCTACCAGTTTTACCTTCATTAGCAGGACCAGGAGCAACATAACCAGTGGCAGCAAATTCAGAAGGAGTTGTTGGTGGGAAAGCAACAGCACCACAACCAAAATGATTAAATGAAACTCCACCTTGATTATCAGTATTAGGTCCAGAGAAATTAAGGTTTTGTACTAAACATCCTCTACGAACATGGAATACATCTTTATTTCTATTCTGAGGAACTATAGTTACAAGACGTAGATCTTCACCAGATACAGAAACATCAGTTCTTAATCCAATTGGATTATTTTCAACATAAGTACCAGAACGAACAATAATAGTATCACCTTCCATTGCTACTGTTGCAGCAGCACCAACAGTTCTCTTTGCATCACCTTCTAATAATCCACTATTTGTATCACATCCATTCTCAGAAACCCAAATAGCATTTTTTGTTTCAACACCAGATGGTCTCCATGATACACCAGAACCAACTGATGCTAAACGATAATCCGTCTTACATATACCAACACCAGTATTATTATTAATATCAATTAATGAACTATTAAGTTCTACGGTAGAATCAAACTGAGCTGCTCCATCAACTTCTAACGTTGATTTGAATGTACTAGCAGCACCTACTTCTAAATGATTTTGAAGTGTAGTATCCCCATCAACATTTAATTTTTGATCTAAATCCGTATCACCTTTAACATTAAGTTTATTATCTGCTGTTACATCACCTCTAAGTCTTGATGTTCCATCAACATTTAATGTAGTATCTAAATCTGTAGCACCTTGAACATTTAATGTATCTTTTAATGTCGTTGCTTGATTAACTTCAAGAGTATTCATGAATGTGACTGCACCATCCACATTTAATGTATTATCAAAATCAACAGAACCCGTAACATGAACTGTTCCACTAACATCTAATTGAGCACTTGGTCCAGAATTGTTAATACCAACCTTGGTCATTCTATAGATGTCGCCTTCAGCAGTCCATCCCCATAAATCATATGACTCTATATCAGCAATCATTGTTGGATTGCTTGGATTTGGTATTGGAATAATAGAAGTAGTTCCTATACCAAGACTATTATTATCAACAAAATTTAAGGTAGTAAATGTCTGAGCAGTACCTGTTTTTGGAATATAAGTTCCTTGATCTTGTATGAATATTCCTTCTTGATCAACTGGAGATGCTTGTACCCAACGAATACCACTTTCATCTTGATTTAAATAATATCCATTCGCACCCGAAGAATTTACAGAATCGTAAATATCAGCATCAATCTTAACACTACCAGCAACATCAAGTTTCTGTTCAGGAATTGTACTTCCTATTCCAACATTACCTGATCCAAGTCCAGATGAAATACCAGCTATAACTGTTCCACCAACACCTACATGGAAATATTCAGTTACTGTAAGAATACCTACTTGTAATGTATAAAATTCTGCTGGACTTAAGAAGGTAGTTACACCTACAAAATAACTATCTCCTCCAACATATAAATCACCCTCCAGATTTATATCATTAGCATTGATTGTACCAATACCTGCCTGTGTAAAATCATAGTATAATCTACCGTAAATATATACGTCTTCAAATACTGAACTACCTGATTGTGGAATTGGATTGTCGAGTGTCATATTAGTGAATTTACCTTATCTAAGATTTTAGTTGCTTTATTCTCAAGAGCTGAGAATCCAACTGATGCACCTGCTGCTGCAGCAACCTTATCAGCCACCATACTCTTACTAAATGATTTCATAAAACTTTCAGTTTTAAGTAATACTGCCATGTTTCCATGTTTTGGAGCACCCAAATCAATCTTTTTGGCAGTAGCAGTAATGCTTTCACATTTTCCAGGATTTGTATATCCTAGTCGGATCTTTCTACCCTGAATAACAACCTCATTAGTGGCATCAAGAATAATATTTGGACCTTTAATTTTAACCCAAGTACCATTTGATATACACTGTATTGCCATATCACCCTTATGGGCAAATAAAGTAACACTATTTTCACCTTTTTTGGCTTTTATACCACCTTGAATTTGAAGTTTACCCTCAGATTCAATACTGGCCATACCATTTTCATATAATCCAGCATTAAATTTAACCTTAGCCTCATTTTCTGCTCGAAAAACGAATGATGCAACACCACATGTACCAACTTTACTAGAACCAGTTTCAAGAACACATTGGGGACCAAATTGATCAATCGTCCTATTTTCTTCAGTCATTATGTAACACAGTCAATTACTTGTACCACTTCAGTCTGTGGAATTTCTTTAGTCATTATAGGACGAAGAATAGCACCAGTACCTACATTGAAATTTATTTTAGGTAATTCTCTATAAGGATTATCTGGTGTTTTCACACATGTAATTCCACCAATAGAATTAACACCACAGATTTCAAAACCATCAATCTCATCACCCTCTACATATCCCTCTCCTGGTTGTTGAATAATAACTTCCTTAATATATAAATCTTCCTCATCAGCAACTGGATAATCCTCTCCTTGAGATGTTATTGTTACGGCAATAACTTGTCCAAATGTAGGTGAATTTTGATTATAATCAATAATTGCTTCACCATAAGCACCATATCCTTTATCACAACTATCAGTAAACGCTACTAATGGTGGTTCTGTATAACCAGATCCTGGGCTAGTCATTTCAACACCAATAATACTTCCTACCCTCTCTATATCACCAAGTATATCTTCCTTATCAAATTTATTGATAAACCTACCCATTAAAACTTTACCAGCAGCACCAAATCCATCTCCACCAAAAAATTCAATAGAAGGCATCCCACAATCAAATTCATTACCAGTATTACTACAATCTCCTATACCAGCATCTCTTGCACTACCAAGTTTAGATCCAAAAACTTCAAATTCACCATAGTTTTCTTCAAATTCACTTAATCCACCTTCAATACCACCAAGTAATCCATCTTTTGCATCCTTTACTCTACCAAAAGCATTATTAGCAGCATTAAATGCTTTTGTTATTGAAGACTGTTGTTCTTTATCACTCTTATCTTTCCTTTCACCACCGTCAATTACATATTTACTACTAGCAACAGGTGGTGTTGCTTCATTACATGAAAATAAATTCTTAAGTTTATTAGCAATACCAAGTCCACCCATTATAGTATCTTTAATTTTAAATACTGCACCAATAGGACTCATTAATTTCTGTATAGGTCCAAGAAAAGGTCCAACAAGAGAATCAATAACATTAGTGATCTTATGAACTAAACCACCAACAAACTGTTGAGCAGCACAAACTGGAGTATTAATAATATTTTTAACCATTCCTGTGAGCATATCTTCAATAGCACCTTTGATTGCACCAGCAGCATTTCCTACTAGACAACTCATTTTACCCATAATCATCTTGACTGGATCCATCAAAGCTGATTGAACTCTTATCGTAGTTGCTATGGCAGTCAATTTTTCTGGAATTGTAGCGAAGAAAAATTGCTTTAGACCCTCAAGACCCTTTTGAATGAATACCTCCATTTTATCAGTAAGAGCATTACCAATTTGACTAACAAAACCCTTACTAAGATCGGAGACTGACCCTACAACATTCTTAAGTTCAGCAGGAAAATTAATAAGTTCACTACCACCTGCGGTTATTAACTTGAAGAAATTACTAACCTGTGCTTCAGTTTCAGAAAAGAAATTATCTTTAGTGGGATCTGCAAGCATAATTTCCATCCCCGTAGCCAAAGATTGAGGAGGAAGTAATACCAAATTCTTCTGCCTATATGATTCCAACAGAGAATAATACCTATCTTTAGCAAGACCAGTCAAACTATCTGGATCTTTAGGAGTTAAATTACCAAGCTGTTCTGAAAATGTACTTTTAAGAGTAGAAATTTGATTTTGAAAATCAGGAGGATTTAACTCTATCAATTCTTTATATGCCTCTAATTTTCTGACAGAAAGCTTCGCAGTACCTTCCTTAATTGCAGAAGTTGCTTGTTCAATACTTTGATCTAAATTAAATGATGATGTCATAGTATGTAATACCTCCGTTTATTATTTATTAAAAGAAATCAAAGCTTGGATCATTCCTTATTTCTTCACTAGACAACTTCATTGTCTCCTCCCATGCAGCATCATCAGCCGCTTGGTCAAAAACTTCTCCTCCTGCTGCTGCAATCTGTTGTTGTCTTAGACGTTCATTCTCTTTTGCTTCTTGATATGCTGCATCAGCAGTAGAAACCTCACTATCAGTAGCACTCGTATATTCTTGAAGTACCTGTGCTTTATCTTTAGTTGGATCGTTTAGATTGTTTATAAGATTTTGTTCTGCCATTGCAATCTGAACTGTTTCATTATTAGATTGTCCAACTTCAAGTGCTTCTGTTGGTGTATTCGGATTAGTTGGAGTTATAGTTCCTAAATTAGGTATTACATGTACTGGTTTTTTAATTTCAGCCAGCTTTGAATCTCCATCAGGATCTAATCCTACTTGTTTTAAATTCTCATTACCACTTGATCTTTCGGTTTTACTACCAGATCTCAAATATGGTGTTGAAGCACCACCTTGCTCGTTAATCTCCTGTCTTCCCAAAACTCCTGGTTGTATTGTGCCAAACCATCCTGTTATTTTATCCCAGACACTTTCAACAGTATCTTTCAAAGCATGATATTTAGTTCTTGGAAATACTCCAGTAATTATAGGTAATCCATCATCACCATTCGCATAGAAACCAAAAACCATATCTCCTTGTGCGATTCTCACAGGAGTTAATCTACCACCTCCACCAGATCCTGCTGTTGTAGGCAACATTACAATGGCATATCTAATGTCTTGTTCTTTGATCGTATCCTTCTCAGAATAATCACCAATAATACGAACCTTATATCTCCATCCCCAACCCAATCCAGAGACCTGCTTTCTCTGCGAATTAAATCCTACGACCATCCCAACGAATGGAATTAAAGGGGTTTTACCAAATGTACCTGGATCAAACATTATTCTTTACCTATACCATATGTATCACGAGCAAGAGTCAATGAAGTATAAGACTTCAATGGATCAAAATGATGACAAAGATGTAGAATAAGATATTTACCACTTTGTTGCTGATTAATCATATCATTTGCTTTATTACCTTTAGTTATTTTCTCAAAAGTACATTCAATAACATCACCAGCTCTTAGATTTACATTACATGGAACCTGAATATCAACAACTTGAGAATGTAACATATCATATCTCATTGCAGATTTTGCTTCCCATGTAAAAGGATTATTCTCAACATCATATTTAACATCAGGATCCATTGACCCAATATCTAAAAGATGATGATATGTTCTTATAGCATTATCTTTATTATCACTAGGGTCTTTAGGTTCTGAATCTTTTCCAAGTGTTTGTTTTGGTGTTAAATAAACAAATTCTTCATTAATTTCATGTGTTAAAGGATTTGTAGTTATAATTCTAGCTTTATATGATCCTGATTTTAATGCATTAATTATATCCTGATCTTTTTTAAATATAGGAGATGTTAAAATTTTAAAATCATTAGCATCATTATCACTATTAGCTCTTAAAACACCTTCATATCGATAAGTTGCAATTGGTTTTTGTTTTATAAGAGTGTCTATAGACTTAAAATTTAAACCATCTTGAGTTTCATAGAAGAAATATCCAGGATCTCCATTGGTATGTGGGATAGATTTCTTAGCTAGTGATATGATTAAATCATATGGAGTCTTACTTCTACCAATAATTGCATCCATATTTAAAGTCTCTTCAATATCAACTGCTTCATCTGGTACTTTTACTTCTTTTATAAGTTTAGAAACCATCTGATTAATCTTACCTTTAAGTTTCTTTCTTACAGGAATATCTCTATTTTTATATTCATATTGAGAAACAAGAGAAAGAGAAACAATCTGTTTTAATGTATCCTGTTTTATAATCGGAGCACTACTTACTATTAATGGGTTTTTTGTAAGATCCAATATTCCTGATTTAGATTCTATCTTAATACTTACCTTTTCACCTCCAGTTATGGGTAAATTATCTTTAACAGTACCAAGACTCTCTTTATCATCTACAGTAGATCCACCATCATCTACATTTAGTAAATTTACAGTAATCATTGGAGAATATAAACTCTCATAATAATCAACTGATAAAGTCTTAGAACTATTACCACTCTTATCAGGAACACCAGAAAGATCTACTGGTGGTTTCTTACCATTATCAATGGATAATGTTGTATAAATTGAGGCTGATGATGCTGACATTTATGGTACTTTAATGTATTCCTTTTTAATGACTGTTTTAGTAATAACAACCGTATCTTGATCAGTAGAACTATTTAACTCATCAAGATTATTATTTTTACTCAATTTAATATCATTTAAATTAAATTGATTTTTTATATTTTCAATTTTTAAATTATTTAAATCAATATTATTATCTTTAGCCCATTTTAAAAATATAACACGTTTTTGCATTTCTTTTCTTTGAGATTTATCACCACCCTCACTTTTAGATTTTTCTATTGCAAGAAGTAATTCTTCAAGATTCATCTCTTGCCATCTTTTATCACTACCTTCCATAACAATATCAGTACCAGATTTATTAAGTTGACCTACACCTTGATTAACTTGTTTTAAAGTTACTTTTTTATCTGCTTCCTTTACTTTCTTATTAAGATCATCTGCATCTATAGTATCAAGAGCACTATTCATCTTACCTAAAGCACTATCAAATTCTTCTTTTTCTTTTTCAAGTCTATCATTATTACCCTGAAATGCTGAAATTATATTACCAATACCATCTTTAATATTAACAATAAATTTAACAAATCCAGCAATCAATTCTTTAACCTTTTCCAAAGATTTCATTATTTTTTCAATATTAGTTATTGCCAATCCAAATAAAAGTGTATATATGAATTTCTTTAATCCAGAAATAACTGGACTATTAAGTATTCCAGAACCAGGTATTTTATTACTTGTACTTTTTCTCTCTAAACTCCTTTCTTTGTGCAATCTCATATGTTCATTCATAAGTGATTTCTTTATACGTTGTCTATTCTTCTTTATTTTACCTATTCTTTTATTAGATTTAACAATATTATTTCTAACTTTAGTAGAAGATTTTACTAATTTTCCACTAGACTTCGCTCCTTTAGCAGTCATTTTTGCAGTACCTTTCGCAGCAGCAGAAATCCCCTTTGCAGTTCCTGCAACAGCTTTACCAATTACTGCTCCTACTTTTGCTAATCCTGCTACAAATGCTGGCATGATTTATACTCTTATTCCTAAAGTTGATGGAGTTTCACTCATATATGGATTCAATACGTTTACAGAAGCAATAGGATCAACATAAGTAGAAACAGGAGAAGGTGTCTTAATTTCAGGTGGTTTTCCTTCAACAACTTCAGCAGGAAGATCTATATAAGTTATTCTTCCACCTCCTTCAGAAATTAACTGCTTGGCTCTTCCAACACGTTCAACCGTACCTGTGAAAGGTGCTTTGATTATTTCATCTTTATGAACTCTATATAATCTACCCTTTGTTATACTACCACCAACTCTTCTTGATTCTGTAGATTTATTAATATTTCCACTTTCTTCTAATAAATCCCAATTTATCGAATGTTGCTTACCAAAAGCATCTTTAGATCCATAATCACCACTTTCTAAAAATTTTATTTTACTCTCAATTTCCTGTTTACCAACTATATTGGTTGGCCATAGTTTTTTCTTTTGCTCCTTTAATCTTGCAATCATTAACATCCTATTTTCCTTTGTAGGACCACCCATTGCATCTAATTCAGATAAAACCTCTTTTTGCCTATTACCAACACCTGTCGAAGTTGCTGCAATAATTAATCCAATACCTACCCAAACAAGAGGGTTTGATAATAATGCAACAACACCAGCAAGTGCAGACACAACAGTCGCAATCTTAAGAGCAACATCTATTGCAATTAAAGCACCTAATCCAGCTGCAATCCATTTCCAATGTTTAGCAATTCCATCAAATACTCCTTTAATATCCTTTCCATTATCTTTCATCCATTCAATAGTACTGGTTATACCAATACCAGAGACTATAGTAGCAAGAAATGTAAATATTTTACCAAAAATACCTTTCGTACCACCAAAAGCATTTTTTCCAAGTGGACTTGCACTTTTTGTGTCTGGTTTTAAAAGAGATTTTTCTACAGATTTCTCTGCTTGGTTCTGACGTAATTTAGATCTTTCTTTATTTAATTTTGTATTCTGTGCTTTCTCTTCTGTGATACGATTAGCAAAATCTGTTGCTAATGCATTACCAATATCACCAATAATCTCTGAAGTTTCTGTTTGTTCTTGTCGTAATGATTGTACATCTGCTCTTAATGCATCAATAATCCCATAAAGAGGGGATGGATCATCTGGAACATCTAACTTATCTACTTGAAGAGATTTTGGTTGTGCTCCTATCGCTTTTGCAACACCACCGAAAGGAATTTTGGCTACAGAAGCAATAGGTGTACTAGGACGAAATACCGAACTAGATACAATCGATTTTTTTAAGGATGGTTGCTGTGTCTGTAAGTTAATTAATGCCACTCTGGTGCTTTTGCTTTAAATTTTCTTCTTCAATATATTGTTGTAATAAAGAAACATAAACTTCCCTTTCCCAAGGGATCATATTTTCAAGCTCTGTTAATGAGTATTTATGGTGTTGCATCAATGCAAAATTGGTTTTATAGTATGACTCAAGATTTGTATGAGCCATACCTAGTTGAAAAAACTTGCCAGTCCCTCCAATACTACTTCAGATTCAACTTCTGTCTTAGGATTTTTAACCTTAATTTTATGAGAAAGTTTAGGCATAGTATTAAAGAAATTCTCAATATCTTTAAATTGTTTTGTATTCAACTGCTCAACAAAATCCTCTAATTCTTTTGAAGTAGATTCAGAAGCTTTCCAACTTTCTTCTGCATTGTAAATAATATCAATACATGATGTAATCATGTGCATAGTTGTATCAACATCATTTGTTGAGTCTGCATCAAAATTAGATGATATAAATTCAGTAAGAGATGGATACTTTAATTTTAATGAAATATCATCATCAAGTTTCACAATATCTGTGTGCTCTTTATTCTTTTGAACTTTAATCGCATCAATATCAATAGGCATTTGAACGGTTGTTTCACCATCATCAGGACAAATAACATTGACTTCAACCTGTTCTCCAACAGATTTAGCACGAACATTCAAGAACAAATATTCAATATCAAATGTAGCCATTTTCTCAACCTTAGTACCCTTAGTAAGGATACAAGAGTTTAAAACATCAATAACTGCAGTCGTAATTTGTTTTAAATCTTCAGATTCTAGTGCAATTATTAAAAGTTTCTCTTCTCTGACTAAAAAAGGGCGATATTTAACTTTCCTATTAGAGGAAGGTAATACCAATTCATAAGTTGGGGTATTAATTTTTGGTAAAGGCATAATGTTTATAGCACTTCAGTATTATTATATATACGTGATATTTGAATTCATTCCATCATACCAGTTTTTCAGTGAATATTCACTCCAAACTCCATAATGTCCCGAATCACCTTCACCATATTTGTTTGGTCTATTCTTAGATATTTCTAAATATTGATCAAATTCTTTAGATTCAAATGGTAATGTCTTAGCATAATCCCAGAATGGAGTATCATATTTTGATCCATATTGATAATGCCATAAAACAAAATGTTCTACCTCAGACATAAATTGTTTAAATCTAGCATTAATGTCTTTTGTATTTAAAACTGGTGCATTAGGAGATGGCCAGATTTTTATACAAATAAAATTATATACAAGTCTAGCAAACTCTATGTAAGATTGAATTGCAGTTGATTCTAAAGGTTCCAAGAAAAATAATCTATTTCCATTTAAAAATATCCTATCATCAATTATTGGATTCTTTGAGACATAATTTTTAAACTTAAGGTTATTTGTTATTTCAACATCAAACATCTCTAAAAAATTCTTTTCAGCATCTTCTTTAGAAGTTATAGTGTCATTATACAAATATCCTACGGATCCACTACGAGATGGAGAATTTATATTAGTAGGTATTACAAATGTCCATCCATCAGGAGTTGCAACATGTCTACTCCATAGATTCTCTGTAGTATTCCAATTTGGTTTACCTAAAATTACAGCATTTAATGGATTAACTAATTCATCATAATCAGAAAGATCATCAGGTTTTCCCCTACAATCAAAAACAAAGTCAGAGTCAACATCTTTAGGATCTACCTTCCCTTCAACTACTTTAAAATTTCCAGAACCTAATACTGCCTCTTGCATTTCCCAAGGACAAAGATGCATTGCTAATGTATTAGGAGGAAATGGATGAAAGAATTTATCATTCTTCTTACCCCAACCTTCATAAGATATTCCAGTCTTAGGAGTTGCATGAATGTTATTATTATACCAATCAAATCCAATACCAGAAGCTAATAAACTAGGAGGTTCTAATAAAGTTGCTTGTCCAACACTTTCTGGTTTAATCTCTGGATCATGTATTAATTCTACCTCTACATCAGGATTATTAAAATATACAGAATTAAACAGTGCAGTAAAACATCCAGCACTACCTGCACCAACAACAGTAATTTTTTTCATAATTAAGTCTCAGTAATTTTTAGAATACAACGTAACGGTCAAAGTTAAAGCTTACAGTAACTCTTAGTACATCAGCTTCACCATATGAAACTTGTACTGGTGTTATTGCTTTAGGGAAGGCATTTATAAATTTATATCTTAATTCACGTCTATGGTTTTTTTCAAATTTGGTAATTTGCATATTACTGACTTTATAATTATCAGGATATTGCATTCTTCTATAATAACCTTTATCCTGCTGCCTCATTCTTCTAGTTGCTCCACTACCAATATACTCCATCCAACCTTCAAAAATCTTTAATATTGTATAGTCTTGGTCAACATAAAAAGTAAAATCAGTATCAGTATATAATCTAGTATGAGCATATTCCTGTGGAATTCCCATGAAATTATCCTTTACTTCTGCTGTTGCAAGATTGGAAGTTGGTAATGATGCATCACTACAAAGAATTCCTGCTCTTCTTGAAAGAAACTCTCTAAGATTTTTTAATCTAGAATATCTCTTTAAATATGTCTCAACAGCAGGAGTCAATGAAGAAAAACTAACCACATAATGATTAGTTTGTGCCAAACCCCCTATAAGGGATTTAACCTCTGGCATAGTAATTTTTCTTGCTAATGAATCTGGCACTCTAAATATCTAATATTATTATCGTAGTTATTTATGGCTTATCGTGGAAAATATAAACCAAGGTGTCCCTACAAGTATAAAGGAGATCCAACTCGCATTACATATAGATCCCTTTGGGAACTAAAATTCATGAAATATTGCGACTCAAATATAAATATTCTTGAGTGGGGAAGTGAAGAAATAGCACTACCTTACCGTTCACCAATTGATAATAAAGTACATAGATACTTTCCAGATTTTTATATCAAAGTCAAGGAAAATGGTGGAAGAATTAAAAGATATATTATAGAGATTAAACCACTAAAACAAACTATTAAACCAAAGAAACAACGAAAACAAACAAAAGGATATATCTATGAGGTATATGAATATGCTAGAAATCAAGCAAAGTGGAAAGCAGCACAAGAATTTTGTAAAGATCGTCTTTGGGAATTTAAAGTCATGACCGAAAAAGAACTAGGAATCAAATGAGTCGCTTATCTTCCATAGTAGACAATTTAATTGGAACTGAGGATCCTGATGATCTAATGTTAGAGTTAATGGATGCTCTTAATGATACAGTGACACCCGTACCTGATGTAGGAGAATTTTATGTTTTTGTTTATACTCCTAAAACTCCAGGTATTAGATATGATCAAAATCCTTTTGTGGCAGTGACAGATATTCTCCCTTGGGGATTTAAAGGAATTAACTTTCATTGGGGTCAACCTAGACAATATACATGGACTGAAATAGCAGGACAACTCTATCAAGTCACTAATGATGAGATAAATGACCTTGAAAAAATACCTTTTGCAAAATTCATGCTAAATAGTTAAAAATATAGGTCGATAATGGCAGATACATTTGCAGATCAACAAAGAAAAGCAAGAGAATTTTTCGGTACTGGAGAATTTTCTGAAGAGGCTGATAATAAAGTTAATGAAGAAACTAATTTATCTAACAATGAAGCTTTTGCTGATATTGATGATGATTATGAAGATGAAGTATATAATGAAGAAGATGAATGGGGTCCAGGTGGACAACCTACTGCAGGTAAGCAACTAGAAATATATAATAAAAGTTTAGAAAAAACTAATAAAAAAAAGAATAAAAAAACAAATGCAAAAGGTAATCCAGTATCAAAAGAACCACCAGTATTAAGATATCCTTTTGAGGGTATGACACAACATACTGATTATCTACAGATTGATATTATTGAATATAAACCTGCTGGAAGAAAACCAGAAACAAGAAATGCAAGTAAGGCAAGTTTAGCATGGGCTAAAGCAAATCCAGAAAAGGCAAAAAAATTATTTCCAAAAGGAGTAGGCACTACTGTAATTGAAAAAGCAAAATTTACGGGAAAACTGGGTGGTAGAAGAAATACAAGTAATCTTTTAGTTGGTGGTACAAGACCATATGGACTATCAGTAAGACCAATAAAAAATGAAGGAACCATATTATTACCAATTCCATCAAATGTACAGGATGGAAACTCTGTTAAAGTTGGTGATAGTAGTTTGAATGGACTTCAGGCAGCAGGTGCTTCTGGAGTCATGGATGCAATGACTACAAATTTATCAAATGTTACTAGCATTCGAGGAGCTGCAAGTACAATAGGTACTGGTCTTGCAGACGGAGCAAAAAACTTCAGTGATCAAGCAAAAACAGGTGCAACATTAGATCAAATAAAAAGTGTAGCACTCAATAAACTAACAGCATCTGCACTGGGTATATTTGGTGGCAATGTAACAGTTAATCAGTTAATGGCAAGACAAACTGGTACTATAATAAATCCAAATATGGAATTATTATTTGATGGTCCTACACTAAGAGCATTTAAATTCCAATTTAAAATGACTCCAAGAAACAGAAAAGAAGCAGAACAAATAAAATTAATTATAAGATCCTTTAAAAGAAATATGGCTCCAATAGCAGCAGGAAAAACAACCGAGAAGAAAGAAGGTGCATGGTTCTTAAAAACTCCAAAGGTATTTGAATTAAGATACAGAACTGGAAATAAAGACCACAAATATCTACATAAATTTAAACAGTGTTTTCTCACTGATATAGCAGTTAATTATACTGGTGATGGTGTGTATTCTACATATGAAGATGGATCACCAATTTCATATCTAATGGACTTATCATTCAAAGAACTTGAACCAATATACGATATTGATTATGATTCAGAGCAAGGACGAATAGGAGTAGGTTACTAAAATGTCATATTTCAGAGAACTACCAAATTTATTATATCCATCATTTCTTTCTGATAAGAACTCATCACTTGACTATATTGAAGTAAAGAACTACTTCCGTAGAATCAAACTAAGAGATGATCTTCAGAATGTCTTTACTATATTTGACAAATACCAAATACCACACGGATCTAGACCAGACACTGTTGCCGAAGAATTTTATGGTAGTGATGAATTAGATTGGGTTGTATTAATGACTGCTGGTATTATTAATGTAAGAGATGAATGGCCTCTTGAAGACTATCAATTATATAATTATTCTTTAGACAAATATGGAACAGATCTAAATGCTACTAAATTTTATGAAACAAATGAAATTAAGGATAGTAAAGGTAGATTGATTATGCCAAAAGGAAAGCACGTTGATAGTAACTTTTCTATGACATATTATGATGGTGGTAATGTAACTGTCTCTGGAACAGATGCCAGAACAGGAGTTAGTAATTATATTTACGAAGTACGTAAAAATGATGATAAGAGAGGAATATATCTATTGAAACAGGGATATTTACAACAATTCCTAAATGATATGAGACGTATAATGACTTATGATAGATCTTCAGAATATGTTAATGATAAGACGATAATGGCAGTCAACGTAGACTTATTAATGCCATAAAAAAAGGGGTCGTGAGACCCCTTTCTAGTATCATTCTTCTGCCAGTTGAGCAAAATACGATAGTGCATCATCTTCATCATCATTCGATGTTGATCTTGATGATGTTGTAGCAGCAGTTACTAATTCTTCTGCTGCACCACGATCATTATCTTCATCAACCACTTCAGGATCTTGACGAACAGTGGTTTTAGTACCAAGAACATAACCAAGACGCTTCTTCAGTTCATCATAAGATTTGAACTGATCAGCAGCAACAAACTCTTCAAGAGAGAATTGCTTCTTCCAAAGTGCTTCTAGTGCATCATCGTCATCTAATAGAGGACTCTGAGCAGCAAATTCAGAACTGTCATAATTTCTATAACCAGCAACGTTCTTTGCTTTCAACTTGAAGTTGGCACCTTGCCAGAAATCAAATGGATCAATTGCTTCCTCATCTTCAAACTCAGGCTGCATTGCTGCAGTTAGTTTGTCAAAGATTTTCTTGCCAAACTTATACAAGAAGACTTGTCCTTCATTCTCAGGATTTGCAGGATCCTTAACAACATATATGTTACTGATGTAAGTAAGCTTACGCTTTTGCTTACGTGCTGTTTCTTTACCAGCATCAGTACCATTGTTCCAGAGAGTAGTATTGTACTCAGAAACTGGATCTTTCTGACCAAGAGTGGTTAGAGAGTTCTCAATGTACCAACCACCAGGCCCCTGAAAGGCATGAGAGTATAGTTTTACAAATGGTAGATCCTCACCATTGGGAGCAGGAAGGAAACGTATTACGGCATATCCATTACCG